AAAGTAATGAGAAAAAGCTCTACAATGGTATAACTATATCGGTAAAACCTTTACACCACACAGATGACAAGAGTAAATTTGTAAAGAAAGTTGTCAAGAAGGAAAGAGTGGAAAAGACACCACCAAGAAGAATACTGTGTATAATCATTCCAAATGGATTCTCAGTTGTTACAGAGAAAACAAGGAAGAAGAAGATATATAAACGCGGCGCAAAGCACGAAGTATTAAGTGTTGAAGAGAAGAGTGTAAATATTGTAGCACACAATGAAAACGCTTGCAAATACCTATTGATGAAAGCATTGGTGCCAGAATCAATTATTTCTATTGGCAAAAACTATTGCTCTATAGCTCTTCGTAGTCAAGTAGACGAACTGGCTATAGTAAAAGCATTAGAAGGCTATAACCTTACAATGCAAATATATAGAAAAGTAAAATAGCAAATGTAGGTGCTAAGTCCTACATAAAAGTAAAACGTCAAAAATATCAAATTATGACAACACCAGTTTATAACAACAATGAAAAAGACCCTACATGGATTAAAATTGTAATAATGTTTACAATTATAATACTACTGTTAGGGTTTGCTACAGTTAACTGTAGTGCTCAAACAGTAATGGTTCGCCAAAAGGCTGTATACGACACAGTGTACTGCAACACAGAAAACATCAAGAAGTTTGTTGAAATCCCAAACGAAAGAACTGGGAAAGTAAAAATCTACGCTGTATACAAAGATGTACAAAATAATATAAGTGAGTTAATTCCTGTATCTCAAACTGTATATGAGTACATATATGTATGTAAATCTAACGGAGTTCAGCCATCTCTTGGTATAAAACTAAGAAATAGGCAGATAAGTTCCATAATTAGATTTAAACCAAAACTGAGGATTAGGCGATGATACATGTCGATGATATAATTATGTATAGGTTGAGTATAAGTAAGCTCAACCTATACGGACTTGTTATACGAGAAAATAATGATGGTAGTTTTTATATAAAAAAGACATCTGGTAAAATATCACGACTTGAAAGAAATAAGGTAAAACTTGTAAAAACAGTAAAACTACCTATATTGAAAGAAGAGTACCATAAAATAAGAAAAGGTGTATTTGTAATAAAACACAAAATTACCAAAAAATGGGAAGACTTTTATACAAAATACAAAAACGGTATCTATAACTCTGATACTATAATATGGCTATATGATGGTAGTAATCATAAAGTAGTAATTAGAATAAGAGATATAGAAAAAGTTGTATATAGAGGTAGAGATTGTAATTACAATCCAATAAATAAACTGTTTATCGAGTATGATATTAAAGAAATACTGTTTGATGAATGGAAAAAATATTAAAGATGGGGAAATCGTCATCTACAACATTTTGAAAACTCCAACAATTGTCAAAATGTTTAGATTTAAAACAAGAGAAGAAAGTAAATGTTATGTTACAAACTCAAGTTTTGAAACTATATGTGTTGACAAAAAATACATACACAAAGCCGACATTTTAGAAGTTAATGCAAAAGCTTTAGATGTTAAAAAAGACAGAATAAAGTTTGCATTAACAACAGGATTTAGAAGATTGACTGAAAGAAAATCAAAGTACAAAATAATAAAAGTACAAATAAGTCCTATATCGGATGTCTATATATTATGTAAAGATATTAAAATTGGAGAAAGTAAAAAATTAGCACCAATGAGTGCGACAATATACCCATCTGGAAATTTTATAGACTTTAAAGATGAAGTGTCCAAAAGCTGGGCAGCTCTGCACAATAAATCATACAGTGTATAGAGCTGTAAAATCTACAAATGATTGTGAAGGTTGTGCTTTTGACAATCCATATACTTGTATGGGTATAGTAGATGGAAAAACTGGCAAAGCCAAGCTCGATTGTAGATTTAAAAGTATAATTTTCAAAAAGATATGAAAGAAAAATTATTATTTCATAGATTGAGAAGGATAGAATTAATTCTGTTCTTTATAGCAACATTATTGTATGAATATATTGCTCCTAATATAGAAGCAACTGCAATAAATGTTGGAGTGTTAATTGTATTGATAGTACTGTATATATACAGTTATTTCATTACAAAAGTTTAACAACAAAAGGAGATGGTATCAAACCATCTCCCAAAACAGCTAAATAATGAACAATAGACAGTTAAGAAAACATTTATTTTCAAAATGGCCATACAAAGAAGATAAAGACTTCAAAAACCAATTAAAAGGTAGAAAACCGAAATGGTTAATAGATGGCCTTGGAAATGAATTTAAAGATTATAAAGATAAGTTGAAAAGACCTAATAAAAAATTAGATTGTAAACCTTATCTTTGTAAAAAAGAAGAAAGGGAAGAAGCTTTATATGAAATATACTCAAATATAGTATATTACAACTTAAAAGTTCCAAATAAAATGAAATCATACGCACATGAGTTTTGCAAATATTGCAAAAAACAAGAATGGTATGATAAAGTATATGGGGAATAACCCATATACTTATGTATACGATAATGCAGCCTACACTCTCAAAGGCCACGAGGGGTACGACCGGTCCCAAGCCCGGGTAGAACGATGCAGAGGGAGAGTATACTATCAAAGTGTATGATAGACAATTGCAATTGTTTATAGCTAATGCTGAGGATTGAATCCTCCATACACTACACTTTTTATTTTATATGTCTTGTTAGATTTAGGTTTTAGAAGATTAAACAGCGGTTTAATACAATTATTAGTAAAAGAAATTAGGTATTATGTTCGTGAGAACAAAACTAATGATTTAAGTCGATAAACCATATTGATGCGGTTCGTGAGAATAGTATCAATTTTAAATGATTCATTAGCTCAGTTGAACAGAGCAATAGACTTCTAATCTATAGGTCGCAGGGTTGAATCCTGCATGAATCACTATCTTGAGTGTTTAATTTCATAGCGATTTATTAGTTTGGGTTTCGTGAGAATGTACAAACTATATTCTTTAAATGTTATTAATGCTTGTTAATAATTATTATTATATCAATGCAGTTGTTTGTGAAAATAGCTGTATTTTTAAATACCGTGATGGTGAAATTGGTAGACACGATGGACTTAAAATCCATTAACCAGAAATGGTTATATGGGTTCGACTCCCATTCACGGTACAAAATTGCCATGTTATTTATTTTTTAGTTAATATTGGGTAAGATATAGTACGGTTCGTGAGAATAGTACTATTTTATTACGACTAGTAGTTCAAAGGTTAGAACAGGCGCATTTTGTGTCAGGGTGTTGTATCGTAATCAACCTGGTCGACAGTTTTAATATAATAAATTATGAAAAAGATGTATTTAAAACCAAAGATGTTTACAGAACGTCTTAAACTGGAGTCTTTTATGCTTACAGCAAGTCCTGGAGTTAGTGATGAAGAATTTGACCCAAACGAAGAGATTGGAGCAAAAGAAGAAGACTACGAGGAAGATTAAGAGTTTATTCTGAGTTCTCTTTAAAAACCAGATAAGTCCATATTAATAAATTAAAACATTATCAAAATGAAACAAAAAGAATGGATTATTGGCTTATTTGCCAGTTTGTTAACAATTTTAACAGGGGTGCTAATACTACTGTTAATGAAGAATTCTGGAGCATTGAAAGTTTCAGAAGTAGATTCTTCAAAAACCGACAGCACCGAACTTGTTCAAATGATTGAACAACATTACAACCCAGTTGTAACATCTGTTGGTGATGCTATTATGGTACAAAACAAGATGATTGAAGAGTTTAACCTGAGAACTGTATTCAGGGATATGCCGCAATCAGTATTGAAAAATGTTGCCAATGTAGTTATTAACAGGTCTTCGGGAGGTATTATTACAATATATGATATTTCCAGAGAGTACTTAACCAACAGGAAGGTCTACGATAACCTTGGGAGGAAACAGGATATACCGATTGTCTCCCAGAAACCTTCAGAAGAAAACGACTCACTAAATATATAATATTATGAAAAAAGCGATAGTTGTTTTCTACGAAGGAAGAAGAATGTCAGATAGTGAAAGACACGATTTGGCAACAAAATTAACTGAAAGCGGAATAATCTCATCAGAAAAATTCAGTATATCTGAGTTTGGTCAAAAAGAGATTGAATCACTTTTAGTTAAAAGAGTTATTGATGAAAATAGTAATCAAGAACTCAAAAATGAAGTTGAATACGCTTTTATTTATCTTAGTGCATTTTTCAATGACACTGATAAAGATATTATTGAAGACCCATTGGCATTTGGTATGGCTATAGCGTCTTTAAAAAACAAAATGCCAGACGAAATGATGAAAGCTATTGATATTATTGTATCAAATAATATCAAAACATCTTTGTTGAAGAAGTATAACTTTTCTACAGAACATGTAAAAGTGTTAAAAAGTATTTATAAACTTTTGAAAAATGTGTAAAAAAGAAAAAGTCAAACAAATAAAAATTGTAGACAAAAAAGGTCAAGTAAAACGAGCAAAGCATATAAATGCAGTTCCATACAAACGTCAAAAATACAAATTCAACTATGATGTGGTATAAGATTCAAGGGTGGAGTAAAAACTCTCACGGTAATAAAAAAGATTTACTTTGGGAAGCTTTTTATCCAACTAAAGAAAAAGCGATTGCTGCGAGAAATAGTTATATATCACTATCTCGTTGCAAAATATTCTTAGCACCTCGAGATGTAGAGTGTGTAAAAGATGGAGAATCAGAATTTATCAGTTGCAAGGAAAGTAATTTTATTGTATCTGATATAATAAAAATTAATTATAATTAACTTTTAAAACATTATCAAAATGAGTGAAAAGAAAAACAAGAACGCCGAAGAAGAAGTAAAGAACCAAGAAGGTCAAAAGACAGAGTTTAATGAAGATAACTTCTTCTCAGAAGACATCGCAAAACTCGCTAAAGAGAAGAACGAGAGTGAGAAAACGAAAGAGAAGGTAGAAAAACTTCGGACTTTGCAAAAGAAGTTCCAGTACATCAACCAAAAGAGCCACATTCAGACAAAACATGCAGGTAGAGTGGAAGAAGCTTTATCTGGAATGAGAAAGGCAACTCGCGAACTTCTAGAAGGCGTTGAAAAAGGAAAATTTACTCCAATTCAGGCAGAAACTGAGATGTCGAAGATTCAAGATGAAGCTATTGCAAAGATTCGCAAAGCAAATAGTGAAAAACTTGAAAACCTTCGTGAGTTACGCGACAACTTTGATGGGTGGAACTGGTATAGCTGGGAAAATCCACTTGACCGCGTAATGCGTGCTATAGATTAGTAATAAGTTATAGCACACAATAATATGTTCAATAGACACTAGTATAAGGTCTAAAATGCAAAGAGACGGATGATAGTTTAAATGAATCGTAAGAAAACACTGAGCTCTCTTGTGAATTAACACAAGTACATTACACGTATATGAATGTAGAACAAAAATTCTGAATGTACGGAATTAAAATATATACACAATCGTAATCAAAAAATTGTCGCATAGAGCCAGTTAGAGCCGGCGTTCCTGAATGAGAAAGTGGTCGAATTCAAACACCGTGTGATATATCAAGAGACAATACATATAAAAACGTGTGAGATGTATGCCTATCGTTTTATATAAATTACGTAGAGTTTATATAATGCTTTCTAAGGCGTTATAACGACTTGAGTGGATTAGCTACCCATGAGATGAATTATAAAGCGTTAGAAGGCATTTAAATAGCTCTGAACTAAGGTTATTGGGTTTGGCCGTCCAGTAATCTACACTTCTGAACTTTATCCTGTATGATAATAAGCGAATGGGACAGCGGTTCGACTCCGCTCACCTCCACAAATATAACTATAGTTAGGGGGGTGTAATGGTATTGACCAGCGTGGAAATAAATACACCTATTAAATTAGGAAGGATACTGTAATAAATAAATGACAACTTAAACGTTGTTGATTATACTAAGCTAGCAGCTTAATAATAATCAGGTGGATGCAATAACCTACCAAAGTGGTTTAGATTTGGTGTTTGGGTTAAAATGGTAACCGTAAGTGGTTCGATTCCACCAAACACCACAAATTAAATTAATATGTCAAGAACAGGATTTAAAGAAATGCTGCGAGACAGAATACCTGTCTATGCGGACATTGCTCTCAAATGGTGTAAATCCAAAGAGAGGTGGATAAATATAGTATATCGAGATACAATAAACGTATTTGCAGATAAGAATGACAGATATGATATTACAAAAACAGTCTTAGGATTAAAATCTAAAGATAAAATATTTAATTTTGATGATACTATATACTGGGATGCGCTTTCGGAAGAAGAACGTAAAATTCTAAAGGTAGCTTCCAGTTGGGTGAACTGGTTTAAATACTATTTTATATTTATAGAAAACGAATATAAAGTAGACCTCTTGTCGGGATGTAATGAAGAAAGAATAATTTCTGAATTATGTTCTGGATTATTAAAAAAAATCGACTCTTCAATTAGAGAAGATTTAGCTATTTTTATAATAAAATATCTAAAGAAATAATGTGGGTATTTGTAGACGAATGTAAACACGATATAAAAAGAAATATATATGAAAAGGTTGAAGTGCATGGTGCAAAGAACATGTCGCCACATTGGTTTATTGGGATGAAAATTCCAGCCAGAAATAACTTTTCGGAACAACCATTTTTTGCTAAAGATTGCAACCAAAAATTAAGACGTGTAATATCTAAGATTTATTTAAATGTCATATTAAAACTGGCTGAATTTAAATCTAAAAAAGAAGTTAAAAGAATTACTCTTGAAATACTTGAACAATTATATCCATCAACGTTAAATAGGATGAATTTAAATAGTAAATACAATATACTATTGAAAGAAACTATAAAGGCTTATGAAACAAGAGAAAATGTCATAGTTTACAAACGTAAACATAAAATTGGCATATTTTCAGATTGGTCAATGGGCGGAGTAGTTGTAAAATATGATAGTTCAAATTATTACAAATACGATAAAAATCAAATATTCTATGAAGCAAAATACAATAATGAGCTTAAAGAAAAATTGAAAAAAAGACCAGAACTGATTAAAATATTAGCTTGGGTTGATTTAAATATCGTTTCAAAAATAAAAGAATTAAATTATCAAGAAGTAACAATACTTGCCGATATTGCAAGAAGTAGAATAATGAATTTAGATATGGATTTTGAAGAAAAAATATTCTTTGCGGATAGTATAGAAGAACAATCTATAACACTCCTGTTCAAAAACATAGGAAATGATTTACCATTCTAAAATATATTTTCTACATAGCTCTTAACAGTAGTTAAGAAGCCCTGGGTATGGTTCTTTGGTCGGAACTATACCTCCTAACTGTGGTCAAGCTATATCCACAATGCGAGTCGACACGCTAATAAATAGCTATTTAGATGTGATTACGAAAACCTATCAGATAACAGATGAAGAGGTTGGGATAATCAAAAGTGCTCAAGCTGGTAATATACTGGCTTTTAATAAACTTTTTTATCGCTACAAACCTTTTGTTGATGGTATTTTATATCATTATATAAAAGATTTAGATGAAGCGAAGGATATAACTAACATTGTATTCCTTAAAGTTTATGAAAAACTCTCGCAATTCACAGACTATAACTCCTTTGGAGGTTGGCTGAGAATTTTAACAAACCGTACAGCTATCGATTATCTACGTAGTATTAAGAACAAGGCAAAACCTATAGGAGAGAAAAGTGAAAGACTATCACAAGCAGCTTCTATATCTTCCGATGAAAACGACTTAGTCAATCGTATTTCATACGAAAGAATACTTGAGGAATTTGACAAATTCCCTGCTCACATGAAGCAGATTCTTAAATTATATTATGTAGAAAATATGACAGTTGCACAAATTAGTGATGTTTTGAGTATCCCAACTGGAACGATAAAATCGATTCTATCAAGGACTCGAAACAAAATGAAAAGTAAATTTAAAAAACTTTAAAATGGACTTACTTTGGTTCCTTACAGGAATAGTTATTATTTTCTTTATCGCAAGATATAATGAAAGTAATAAACTGTTCTGGACGCTGTTGATTTCCTTTACTGGAAGTTTTGCAGTCGCAACAACTGTTATGAGAATTACTAACCATAACAGTAAGGAAGAAGTAAAGAAGAGTGTTATTCAGACATGTCCCACACAGGCTCCAGCTAATACGTTGAGTTTTCTCGATGTGGCAAACGATATTCAAGCAGGAACAATCGGTATTTCTATACCAAAACCTGTGAGTCAGGAATTATACATGTCTGATAATACTATTCGGACTTCTGAAGGGTCTATACGACCTAGCGATGTGAAATTTAATTTAATAAAACCACCATGGTACGATTTACATATTTCGACAGCTCGTGATGATAATACATTATCGTCAAATTTTATTTAAATAAGTGAGAATATCACAAGTAATTAACATTTAAAAACATTTATCAAAAATGGGAAAGAATAATAATAAGGTTAAAACAAAACCAGTAGCTCCAACAGTAGAGGCTACAGAAACAAAGAAACAGCAAGAAATTATTGTAACAAATCCAAAAGAAACACCAGAAGGTAAACTGGTAGAAGCCCTTAAAGGGTCAAGTGGTAATCTAGACAAGAACCACATAGTAGAACTTTTGGGTCTTGCTACTAAGTATTACAAAGATACTCCAAATGCAGCAGAAGTGTACAACGTTCCAGAAGGATTCGTAAGAACAATGGACAGGTGTACTATGATTGGTGTCGGCGTTATGCTGATGCAGGAAATATCAACTTCAGATTCAGCTTGGGCTATTTCGTTGCGTCCAGGCGTAATTGAAAATCTGAATGAAGCTGCACAACAAATCGGCGTTACAATTGATTTGAAAGCACTTCCAGCTCCAGATAAAGACGGTAATGTAAAACTTACCAAAGAGAACATTAAAGTACCAACAAAGGTAAAGAAGCAACTTAAAGAGGAAAAAGAAATCCTTGACAACAAGCCTTCTTTAGATATTGACAAAATTAATTCTGAAGAAGATTTGAAGCAAGCTATCATATACTTGTTCTCAGAGCGTAAAGATTACCTTATAAATATTCAGAAAGCAATTTCTCTTTATAAGGCTTATCTTGAAAAGGAGAAGAAAGACTCAACAAAGGGTATAACAAGAATCGAATTGTTACATAAGCTCATCGAGCTCATTGAGAAAGCTCCAATTGTTATTACTGGTATAGGAAACTTCTTATATTCAGTAACATCTGCAACAAAGTCTCCAGTATCAGCTTATTGCCATTTGCGAAACACAGCCATAAATAAGAAGAACGGCAAGTGTAACGCGGACCCACAATTTATTGCTGATGTGGTTCGTGAGTTGGTGATATGGAAAATCAATATCAACAAACTTGAAGCTGAAGAGACAATCAAGGCTATCAAGAAGAACATTGAGGTTCTCAACAACGACAAAGAGAAGAATGCAAAGGCTATAAAAGAACAAGAAGAGCGTATTGAGACATTCAAGAACAATATTAAGAAGTTCGACAGCGTTATTAATTACGTTGTGTGTCCAGAAGAGAAATCAATTGAAGATTTCAAGAACGGTTATAAAGAAAGCGATAAGATGGCAGTCCGAGTGTTCAAAACACTTACAGATAGCTTCTATCCAAATCTTGATATTACAACCGTAAATCGTCAGCAATTGTTACACAATCTTACTATTAACTATGGTATGGTTATAAACATGTTCTTGCCAGAGCTTGATAGATTCCAGAATTATACAGAAGCTGAATTTATCGACCTTAAGCCGATAGAGAAAACTGAAGAGAAGAAGGAAGAAACTGAGAAACCTCAAGAAACTCCAGAAAATAAAGGAGAAGAAGGAAAAAACTAGTCGAGACTGTTAAAGGTAAACTTCGCAACTTTGGCAGTCGTGTAAATAATGCTGTAAAAGCATTAAAAGGCGAATCTTAAACAGTTATCAAAATGAAAAAAGTAATTACAGCTCTTTGCAGCATAGCTTTTGCTATTAGTGGCATAACGTTAGCTGTAAAGACATCAGAACCGTCTCCAGTGTTTAAAACACTAACGGTGAGTGCTGGCAATATTTCTCCAATAATGCCACCGATTTTGAATGTGTCGAAAGATGCTGAGAAAACTAAAACAGACACTGTAACTGTTCAAAAGACAGATACGGTAACTGTACAAAAGACGAAAGTCAGATACGTTGAAAGGGTACGTATTAAAAAGGAGAAGAGTGCTGGATATTTACCAGCATTTGCTCTAAAAATACCTTGTGAGAGTTGGGAAACTTCCCACGACTCAATTAACAGCGAGTCAAAATAAGCCCTGTTCAGTTGCTCTAATAATTTTGTTATTATATTGTAAGCTTTGCGCTTAGTATGATAACAAATGAGTTTTAGACAACAATGGTCTCATTAGCCAGAACAAAGTTACTAGACCCTATGATATGTTAGCCCTCTCCAAGGGTGAGAATACTCAAAAGACGGGGTGGAAGACATTTAGGTGTGAAAAGCCTACTTGTATTAGGGTGAGTGTAGCATCCAACCCTATTCATATTGAAGTGAGAACCGTCTGGTGATGGATATATGAGAAAACATATAATTCGTGAGTTGCCAATCATGTTAGACAGGATGCCGTATCGGAAATATACATAACTGATACATTATGTATAAGAACGTTACACGAGCTGAAGTATAAATGAGGAATCCCGAAGAATATAATACATGGTATGGTTATGTGAAGGCAAGGCCAAGCCCTTTTATACGTATCTGTTTTTAAAGACCAGCTTAGTGCTCCTCTTACACCAAAGTAAGAGTATGAGGGAGTGAAAAAATGTATGGAGTAATGCATATCGTGAGGAGATATACTCACGGGACGTATGGTGAATACGTCAATCGTAAAAGTCCTCTTGGTTCGATTCCAAGACCTTTTGAGTCATCTTAGGGGTGGTGGGTAACCGATTTGATTTACAGTGAAGTACGACCGTAAGCTTTTGTTGTTATACGGAATAAAAAAGAGAAACAACCGGCAGGGTAGGGCAGCCCCTTGAGAGTACTTATGTACCACGCGAAGCAATCCCGCGGACAAAGGATAACTTAAAGTATATCAGCTATTTGGTCGTAGTAAAGATAAAGTGATATATTTCGACACATGTGGATAAAAACCCGTGGTCTTTCCGATGACTACGTTACAGTCAGAAACCGAGTTAGCGGGACTCTAACATTATTCAAACGTAGGGAAGACTGGTTCCAATGCCGTATTGCCAACGGTAATGAAGACCCTCTGACCTCTGACAGCTATAAGTATTAGTAATGTGTAACTATGTGTATTTATATCATATGTTCTCTGTAGAGTAGTAAACTACAAAATGTGTGTGCGTATACATTTTACACACAATATAATTACTAAGAAAAAAGAGCTTGAAGAAAGAAAAATAAAATTGTTTAATAAATGAGTGTCCCCCGATAGTCTTTAACTTTAGTTGTAATAAAGCGGACGAGTCGGAATCTCGAGTGCAAATATCATTAAGTAGAATAGATAGCTTTAGGTTGTAAATTGCAAACTTACGAAACGGTGAGTCTATAGAACTAATATCGTAAAGCTGATAGGCAGCTAAATCATAACTATAAATTGTAATGTACGTACAGAAAATCTGTATAGGTAAACGGGTGTATCCTGTCTCGATACATTTCGTAGGTGAGGTTTAGTGGGTGATAAGGTGTAATGATAAGGTTAAATTCCTAAATGACGGAAACACTTCTCAACGAAAGAAAGAGATAAAACAATAGAGAGGAAGCTAAATCCTAAGTATAACAGCCGTAGTACCTGTGATTCCCTCTGAAGGATGAGGTAGTCCGAAAACGAAACGTGTAGTCCAAGCGTATAGATACACACGCACGTATCTCTTGACTATGGAGCTCTTGGGAGGAGCAAGAGAACAATCGGATTGATTATCTTCACAACCGATACATTAGTAATAATGTAGAAAAAGATGGAATGAATTGACATTCCTATAATAGAAGGTCGAAGTCCAGAAAAGCGGCATGGCGATTTTATCTATGTAGAAAATAGAAGAAATTACCAAATTTTTGTGGGTTACAAAACATGGAAACTTACATTAGTATCTCAGCACTGGAACTCTCTGTCTCAGAGCCTTTGACGGATATTAAACAGTATACTTCATGTATTTTATTTACTAAAAATAAAAATAAACAATGAAAATAACAAAAGCGTTTGAATACGTGTATTTGGCATTTGAAATTTTAACAGAAGACCTTGATGATGGGCATAGCTGATTCTACCGTTGAATCCCCCTTACGAGAATTGAGCTTCACTTAGAGGAATATAAAATCGTAAGTAGCCAGTCTTAAAACGCGCTTCCCATTAGCACAGCGCCCAAAACGAGTTATTAACAATGTGGGTACGTTGATGCGTATACACAGTGTACCTTTATTTTTTTAAAACAATAAAAGGAAGCTGTAATACAGCTATATAGAATTAATGCTTGTTAATTCAATCAAGAATAATATCAAAAAGAAGCAAAAATGAGTGATAACAATGTAAAAGTTACGGTTATACAAAACAACCGTGGCACACTGTCAGCAATTGGAAAAAACTTCGGATGTCAGTTCTATCGTCCAGAAGCTCGTCAAAACATATTAGATTTTGACAAAAACAAAGCAGAAGTTGAGCGCAATGGCAACATTGAGCTTATAACAAATAGAGCAACAAAGCGTTTCCGTGTTATCGGCAACGATGTACAAAGTATGTCTCTTGGCCAAGATATTGCAGGAGCACCTGTAGTATTTATTAATAAGGGACTTAATAGCGAAACAGTTTTGCCTATTTCGCCAGACCTATCGAAAGTAGGGAAAGTTACAGAAGACGCAGTGTCTAAGGCATTGCGTGGTGATAAATCTATAATCTTCTCTGATGTAGAAGCTCTTGTAAAGACTGCGAATATTGCAAACCAGTCAGAGATTTCTAAAATCGATAACTTGATTGCGTCATTGCAGAAGGAAAAGCAGTCAATTGTTTCGGCAATTGAAGAAAACAACAAAAAGTGTGAAGTTTACTTGCGTGAGCTGTCAGATTCTAATCCTGCAAACGTAGAAGTAGCAATTGAGGAGTAGTTTATGGAAAAGCTTGTTTCTAAAATTGGCAAGCTATTAATTCAGACACTGCTGTGCGATTCTAAAATATCGGAAACGGTATTAGAAAATAGTAATGACGCAGAAAAGTACAAGATTTGCACTATCCAAGATAATGGTACTATTGTTCTTGGAAAAACGTCATACATATGGTGGAATCGCATATTAGGCTGTCAGGATAAAATTCCATTCGATAGCTTCGCACTCAAAATATGGAATGCTCTTGCAGACTCTGCAAGTGGCATGAACAAAGATGCTATTATTCATGGGTTGTCTCGTGAAATAATAGAGAACGCAGTTCGTAGAAAGGACTATAACTATGTCGTTCAACGCCTTTACGATTGCTGGCGTTTTGTGGCAAATAAAAGTGAAGGATACAATCAGGCTCTATCTCCTGCGGGGGGTCCGGGTTCGGCCCAAGACTGTCCTGAGAAAAGACATCGCTTTGAAACACCAAAAAACATAGTAATCAATGTTAATGGTGAAGAACGAAAAATTCCAATTATAGACAGTACTGGTAAGCCGTTCAATTTGGTTTTGAACTATGGATTTACAGGATTTTCTAGTCGTAAATAATATGCCCGAGGGTGTAGAGGGAAGGTCTCGAGGGATTGACTCTCATAATGAGCGTTAGAAAATCTTATAAAGAAATATTTTTAAACTAAATTCGGTGTACCAATATTGTGGTATTTACAGTTATCCAAATCCTTGAGGGGATAGAGGTGTGCTTTCTTGCGAGAAAGTATACCTCACGGATTAACTTGTATATCTTGGTTCGACTCCAAGCTATAACCAAAGCAAATGACAAACAATCTCGAACTCATAGTAATAATTTAAGTTTAATCAAATTTTAAAAATATATATTATGAGTAAGAACAAATCAATTAATTTAAATTCGGCAAAGATTATAAACATTCGTAAAAAACTTGATACAGATATTAATAAATATTGGAAGATTATTCGTGCAGAAAATATTATGACAAAGAAAGCTATAAAGAATAATCAAGGTTCTGGTTTTGACTTGAAATCGTTGTATAATGAGATTACGCAAATAGCAGAAAAGCGTATTATTATTAAAGGCTTGCTGATGAGTCTCAATAACGGTATTAAAACGTTTAATTACGAAGAGTTTAAGAAAACAAATAACTATGATATTTTTGCAGCAGGAGAGGCTAAAGAAGCTATTGCTCAACTGAAGATGATTCCTACTATTAATCCGTCTGAGAAGGCAGCAAAGGGTAAGAAGAATATGTATAAGGTAGAAACATTTACATCTGCAAAGATTTCATCTCTCATTAAAGAGCAGCAGTTGAAAGCAAACAAGTTTGACGCAAACTTGAAGAAGTTCAACGACAATACAGAAATAGAATGCACTAATGATATTGCAGATAAATTTACTAATTTTATAGCTGCATAAATATAGTGTAAGTATATGGTATTCAAGGGCCAGCTATAAGCGACAGTTCGAGGCTGTCTATACTACAAACATTTGATTTAAGGCCATTTAGAGCCTTTCTAAGACGTTTTATATATGTTTGTGTATATAGTATCACAATAGATATTACAACGTCTTAAAACGCATTTATTTAATTATTAGACATTATCAAAATGAAAACAAAAACGCAACCAACAAATGCTGGTTATGTCGTTATATATAACCAGATAAAACAAACTCGTAAGGAGTATTTGAAAAAGAATAATTTAATTTCTAAAAAATCTTGGTATTTTTTAACTAAGAGCGAAATGAAAATTATTAACAAAAACAAAATAGCAAAACCTATAGGTAAAGCTAAATTTATGGAGTCTATAGTACAACATAAATTATCTAAATGGATACATAAAAATCCAAAACCATGTGATGAAATGAATTTGTTTAAAGACGAATTTCTTAGTCAGTGGAAAGAAGAGCGAGATAAAACTCTTGAGAATTTTCGAAATGCTGTAATTTTAACATATGACAAAACAGTATTACCGTTTGACAATAAAAAATCGGAACTTGTATTTATTGTGAAAAATACTTATAGTGGACAATATTACAAATATCCAAATATGGACCCAATAATAATTGGTTATCCATTATGTAAATTTATTGGAAAACGTTTCGTTAAAAAAGGTGTTATAGTAGATGCGTGTAAAGAAGCGCTTAAGAGAGCATCTAAGAGTTGTAGCTGTAAATCGGTTGACTATACATACGAACATAAAGTGTTACTTAATGTAGCAGCATAACTTTAAAGGTGGGTTAACTCAGAAGTTTTGATCTAGAGTACTGCACTAACAATGCAGCGGTCGTGAGGTTCAAATCCCACACTCACCACGCTGGCTTTAAAGATGTTACTTGAGCCCAGATGCAGTATATGTAATATATTTTATATATTCTCAGAGTATCAAAATCAATGTGTATATGACTAACAAAGTGTTGGAAGAAGTTGAAATATTTGACTATTTGCTTCTTGCATAGGGGAAATTAAAAGATTTGACGCTTTATTTCCCCTATCTCCGGATTAGTAGTTCAATTGATAGAACACAACACTGATAAGGTTGAAATATAGGTTTGAATCCTATCTAATCCACAATATAACTTGTAGCGAAAGACGGACAGCTTAGGACCACAAAGTTAAGCAGTGTATGCAGATACGTCATAAGCCAAGTGATAAATCAACTTAATAAAAAGTCGTTAAACCATGTTAATAAGAAATCTAAAAGTCATTGTATATGACATTGAGGTATTTCCAAATTGTTTCACATGTACATGCAAAGATACAACGACAGACAAGATAGATGTTTTTGAAATATCTAAAAGAAAGAATCAGCTAATAGAATTAGTTGATTTTTTTTCATCTAAAGACGTAATCTTTTGTGGTTACAATAATATACATTACGATGATGTTATTGTTAACTATATTATAGATTATGTTTTTGTAATGAAGAAAAAGACAAGTGAAATAATTTGTCGGTCCATTTTTAAGCTATCTAAATGTATAATAGAATCACAAGATGGAGATATAGGTGAGTATAAAAGATGGAAGTATTCAAATTACTTTAAATCATTTGACTTGCTAACAATGCAATTTAGCTCTAAAAACAGAATAGGTCTTAAAGAAATGCAATTATCTATGCATTATAAGAATGTTCAAGAATATTCTGGTTCATTTGAAAATGAAGTACCAGAAGAAGAAATAGAGAATGTAATTGCGTATAATATAAACGACGTTGATTCAACAACTACTCTATTATCATTGTTAAAACAAGATGTAGAGTTAAGATTATTCGTTGAAGATAAATATAAAATAGAGTGTTTGTCTTTAGACGGAGTAAAAATAGGAGAGCGTCTATTAGCTAAATTCTATTGCGACAAAACAGGAATTTCAATAAAAGAGTTGAAAGAAATGAGTAGTCCAATGGATTTTATAAAGTTAAAAGATGTTATATTTCCGTTTATTAAATTTAAATCCAAAATATTAAAAGACGTTCTTGAAGACATGAAGACTAAAACAGTTGATTCTCATGAACGCAAAGGCTACGAGAAGAAGTTCGTTCTCTCGAATTTAGGCTATTCTCTGGCAGTTGGTGGTTTACATACTATCAATAAACCAGAAATCGTCCGTCCAAATGAGACTGAGTATATAGGACATAGTGATGTATTATCAATGTACCCTTCATTGTTAATAAAGCACAACCTCACTCCTCGTCATTTAGGAAAAGAATTTTTGCAAGTATATACAGATGTTTATAATAATCGTATAGAAGCAAAACATAGTCAACGGAAGTTAGAAAGTGAAACTTTGAAAAAAGCTTTAAATTCCGTTACAGGTAAAATGCAAGAAGAAAGTAGTTGGCTATATGACCCATTCAATGTCTTCAAAATACGAATTAACGGACAGTTGATTCTATTAATGTTGATTGAGCGTCTATTAGAGTTAGGTTGTAAGATTGTACAAGCTAACACTGATGGTGTTATGTATGTAGCTAAGAAGACTAACAGAGGCAAAGTACAGGATGCTATTTCTGAAATAGAAGCTATAACACAACTATCTTTCGAGAGCAATGACTATGAAGCGTTTTATCAGTACGCGGTCAATGATTATTTTGGTATTATTGATGGGTATTCTCAATCTAAGGACCCAAAACTGATAGAAAAAATAGGAATGTTTGCTACTGAAACAAAATTGGGCAAAGGTTTAACACCAACCATTGTGCCAAAAGCAGTAATAAACTATTTCCTTACAAAAGAACCAGTGGATAAATATATTCGCTCGTGTAAAGATATTAAGGAGTTTGTCATGGGACAACGTGTAAATAAAAAGTTCGATGTGTTTCACGGAAGTGAAAAAGTGCAAAGAATTAATCGCTTTTACGCTTCAACCAATGACTATTATTTATTTAAGAGAAAATATACAGAAAAGTATAGAGGTTTGAACTTTAAGTATCAAGGCAGACCTTATGATGCGCATAAATATTCAGACCAAAACATAGTTGCAGATTCTGGTGTTACAATCTTAAATAAATACGACGATAAACCGATAGAGCATCGGCATGTAAACTATTTGTATTACATTAGAAAAGCTCAAAAGATAGTTGATGAGCTAAGATGTAAACAATTAAGTTTATTTGAAGATAGCTTTATTAACAATCTAAATCATGATACTTGAAATACACACAAAACTTCTGGATATACCAGAAAAAATTAATTCAAATCAATTACTTTTCCTAAGTATGCTATTGGATAAGAATCAAAAATTCAATAATCAAGACGTCAAAAAAATTGTCAGCCTAATTAACGACGATGAAATAGCATATTTAGAACAACAAGGACTCATTATGTCGATAGAGAGACGTAATGCAATTACATATCAGGAAACTCAAAAGCTTAAAAACTACCTTACAACAGAACGTAGTTATTTTGATTTATTTTACGATATGTACCCAGTTTATGCTGTTCGCCCAGATGGTACAAAAACATATCTAAGAGCGAATAAGAATAAATGCAGAAATCTTTATAATACTTATATTGGTAATAATTACTCTCAAGCAGAGCATATCAATAAATGTTTACTAAAAGAAGTAGATAAGAAAATATCTACTGGTAAACTGGGTTATATGAAGACTATGTGGAGATGGTTACAAGACCATCAGTGGGAAGAAATTGAAGAAGAACTACTACATGAACAAAATACACAGCAAGCTTATGGAACAGAGATTATCTAATCTAATTAGACCAATGTCTACTGTTGTAAAAGAAGCCGTAAATTACATCAATGGACGAAGAGACCACTCTATAGTAAGTCTCAAGACCAGATGGAATAAGTTCAATAAACAATGTATGGGTGGAATTGAACCCAATACCGTATTAACAATAGCGGGCATTTCTGGTAGTGGAAAAAGTTCGATGGCTAATTTAATAACCACGGACGTGATTGATTTGAATAAAGAAGAGGATATAATAATCCTAAATTTCTCATTAGAGATGGTTGGTTTTAGGCAAGTTGGAAGAACGCTCTCAAATAAGCTAAGGAGAACAACTTCGACTTTGTATAGTTCTGAAAAGGACCTGGATGACAGTACCTTTAGACAAGTCATTTCGGTTACCAATCAGCTAAAGAAGTATCCTATCTATTTTGTAGATAGTCCGATACCTCCCATGCAAGTTAGAGAATTAATATATAATTTCTATGAAACGTATGTTAAGGGCACTAATAAACATTTTTTAATAGTGTACGACCATGCGTTATTAACTAAACAGGTGGGTACTGTATTAGAGACGATAAGCGAATTAGAAAAAGTATTTATAGAGGTGAAAAAATTACCTTTAACGTCTATAATACAGTTAGCTCAAATGAATAGAAACATAGAAGCCTCTGAAAGAATAAATAATCCGACAAGTCATTATCCAATGAGAAGTGATTTGTCTTCATCAGATGCTATATTTCATGCAAGCGATTACGTTTGTGTGATACACAGACCCGAGATATTGAATATCCTTGAGTACGGTCCCAGTCATTTGCCAACAAACAACAAGGTTTACCTACATATATTAAAAAACAGAGACGCTGGTAAACCATGTATTTTAGAGTTCGAGAACGACCTCGCATTCAACAACTTGGTAGAGTGTTAATGCATCTAGTATTAACAATTTATAAGGCTGATAAAAATGAAAACAACAACATATACTATTAAGAATACCAACAATAAGAAGAAATTTAACAAGATTATTAACTTTTTTACTCCCAAATATGAACCTACAAACTATTCTAAGGTTATTGATGACATTATATTTAACAATGTAATTAAGAGTAATAGTTATATCATAAATCCTGAGTATAATACTAAGGAAGAAGACGTAATGGTATTCAAAGCTGCAAACTCACTAAAGGATGACAATTCGTTCATTGAGGCAGCAAACTTCCTTGCTAACTATAATAAGATGAAGAAATTCCCTTATATACTTAACAAGATTTACTACTTAGCAGATGGTACGCCAATCATGTTCTATGAAGACGAGGTTCAGATTGATAACGAAGTATACACATACGAAGAGTTTAACAATATCGGTTTTCTTGGCACATTGACGGCTCCAAAGAAAAAGATTATCATTGATATTTATACCAACGGTTTGAAGGTTAATATTAAGATAAATAAATAATAACAAAACAATGCCAATTACATTACCTACAACCAAAATTCCAGCAATTTCTGTAAACCCTAAGTTTTTAATTTTATATGGGGCTCCTAAATCCGGAAAAACGTCAATAGCCGCACAATTAGAAAATAATCTAATTATAGATTTAGAAGGTGGCTCTACATTTATTGATGCTATGGCTATACAATGTCGTAACATTAAGGATTTAGGAGAAGCTGCACAAGCTATTAGAGAAAAAAACAAAGAAGTAGGTGGTAATTTTTATAAACATATAACAATAGATAATGCTACTCGCTTAGAAGATATTTGTTTAAGTTATGCAGCAACGTTGTATAGACAAAGTCCATTTGGAGCAAAGTGGACTGGAACAGATGTTAGAACATTACCAGGAGGTAGTGGTTACCAATATTTAAGAACTGCCGTTAAGAAAGTTGTTGAAATGTTTAAAGAACTTTGCGATGAATTTATACTTATAGGTCATGCAAAGGATAAAACATCTCAAGTAGATGGAGTAGAATTATCCGAAAAGACATTAGACTTAGTAGGAGCATTATCTACTATAATGTGTGGATTGTCAGATGCTGTAGGATTAGTATACCGCAAGGACAACGAAACACATATAAGTTTTAAGGGTGGTTTTGGAGACCCAAAAGAAGCAAGAGCTCCACATTTGCGTGGTAAAGATATAGTTATTGCCACAGGAAATGAAGATGGAACTATCACAACCTATTGGGATAGAGTTTATAAAGATTAAACAACCTAATAATTTAAAAGTTATAACTTAGAAAATTAAAACTATGTATAATACAAAAAACACAATTACTAGCAACGAAGAGTTCGTAAGCTCATATATGCCAGCAGGTATTAATGAAAACGTTACATTAAAATCTGTTGATGCAAAACTTTCTCCAACTCAAAAATACTTTCTTGAAATTATTTTTGAAGATTCTGAAGGTAAAACTGCCACTATGACAGAGTGGAAGAATGAAAAGAATATGTGGGTAAAGACAGATGAGGATTTGCAACGCCGTGATAACATTCAATTTGGCAGAATTATGCAAATCGTTAACTGTTTCTATCCAGAAATTGAAGGTGAATTTAACACTTTTAAGGAGATGATAGATTGGGTTAAGAATACTCTTACTCCAATGATTGAGACAAAGAAAAAACTTCGTCTTAAAGTTATATACAATAGTAGAAACTATACAGAAGTAAGCAAGAATGGCATTTTTGTTGAAACAATGGATAAAAATCCATCAGAAATAAAGAAGTTCGCTAAAGATAATTTTGAGCGACAGATTGTAGCTGATGCTGAAGGCACAGCTGACCCTCTTGCTGCAGGTAATACTGCAAGCACTCAGGCAAACGGTGATGACGACCTTCCATTTTAAATGGTAAACGTTATTGGTGGATAAATCCAACAAGTTTTAGTTTTGAGGAGTTCTGTATAAAACCTCAATAGTTTTAATGTAGGTTCTATTCAAAAACCTCAATAAGAAGTGTATGGTATATGCGCAATTCTCCATATCTTTTACGCATAAGATAGTTCGATTCTACCTCACTTCACAATTAAATTTAAGACTGTTTAGGAGCGATTTGAGACATTTAAATAGATAGATAGTAGTTTTGTTGTATTTCTGAACAAGCTTGTCTTAGAAAGCAAATAAACAGTCTTTATTTAATCGTAAATCCTAAATTTGTCAATTAGGTTGGGTTGGTAGCCTTAGCACCAATAGTAGTGTACTGACTATAATGTGTACATAAGCGTTAAGGAACAAGACGTAAACTAGCTTAGGATGCTGGCGAGCTAATTGTGTAGTTTGAAAGGTTAAGAAACTTACATGAATACGTAGAATTGACTGACAGACAATTCGCATCGAACAACAATGACGTGTAATAAGGCTATTCCTGCGTTAAGTATTATAGCTCTGATACGGAGAGGGAGTGTTCGGTTTAAGGCTATTTATAAGCAATTTAAGGCGATAAAGATAAATAAATAATATTTATTATGTTTATGCATATAACATCGTCTTAGAACGCAAGTAAATAGCCTATATTGGCATCTTGGAGATATATAATATGAGTAGCACGGGCAGTACGTGAAATGCGGTTTTATACCAAGTTTAAAAGCAAGCATGCAATATTATATATAAAAGTTCGATTCTTTTATGCCAACTTAAATAAGCATTAACGTTTTGTTGATAATTAATAATTAAAATTTATAAATATATGATGGATTTAAAAAATGTAATATTAACGAATACGTTAATAGCAATTTGGAAACTGTATAATATAGATTTACCAGAATCTGAAGTACAAGTACAAAATACTAAAGAGAATTTTAAAGGAGATTACACTGTTGTTATATTTCCGTTAACAAAATATTCTAAAAAGAGTGTAAAAGAAACAGCACTAGAAATAGGAAAGTGTTTAAAAAGTTTTTGTAGATTGATTACAAACTTTTATATAGTAGATGGATTTTTAAATCTAAGAGTATGTACAAGCATATGGTTTGATATACTAAATTTTATTAATAAAGATGATAATTATGGTAAAAAGCCAATTACTGAAAACAGTCCACTTGTAATGATAGAATTTTCATCTCCAAATACAAATAAGCCATTACACCTTGGTCATATTAGAAATATTTTACTCGGATGGTCTATGTCTAAAATCATTGAAGCCAACGGGTGTAAAGTAATAAAAACAAATCTAATAAATGACAGAGGTATACATATATGTAAATCAATGTTAGCATGGCAAAAGTGGAGTAATGGAATAACACCAGAAAGAGCAGGTGTGAAAGGAGACCATTTTGTTGGAGATTTTTATGTAAAATTTGAAAAGCGTTATCGTGAAGAAATAAACGAATTGGCGATTAAATTTGAAAAAGAAGGTCTTAGCAAAGAAGATGCAAAAGTTAAAGCAGAACAAGAGTCTCAAATAATGAAAGAGGCTAGAGAAATGCTAGTAAAATGGGAATCTTCAGACGTTGAAACTAGATTACTATGGGAACAAATGAACGATTGGGTATATTCTGGATTTGAAGAAACTTATAATGCGCTCGGAGTAAATTTTGATAAAGTTTACTATGAAAGTGAAACTTATACCGAAGGTAAAAAAGTAATTAAAGACGGGCTAAATAAAAAGTTGTTTATTAGTAAAGAAGATAATTCTATATGGGTTGATTTAACTAGTGATGGCTTAGACCAAAAATTACTTTTAAGAGGAGATGGCACATCTGTTTATATAACACAAGATGTTGGTACAGCAAAAATACGTTTTGCAGACTATCCAATAGATAAAATGATTTACGTTGTCGGTAATGAACAAAACTATCACTTTAAAGCATTATCTATCATCTTAGACCGTTTAGGTTTTAAATGTGGTAAAGATTTAGTTCATCTTTCTTACGGTATGGTAGAACTTCCAAACGGCAAAATGAAGAGTCGTGAAGGCACAGTTGTAGATGCTGACGACCTTATATCTTCAATGATACAAAAAGCTCGTGTTGTTAGCGAGGATAAAGTAGATAAGTTAGAAGGTATTACAGATACCAAAAAAGACGAAATTGCCCGTATTGTTGGTTTAGGAGCATTAAAGTATTTCATTTTGAAAATAGATGCAAAGAAGAATATGCTTTTTAATCCAGACGAATCAATTGATTTTAATGGAAATACTGGTCCCTTTATACAATACACTTATGCTCGTTTGTGTAGTATTTTGAAAAATGCTGAAAAACAAAATATTTATATGAAAATGCATATTATGTATAACGCTATAATAAAGCCGGAAGAAATATCACTTATTAAAAAAATGAATGATTTCGATAAGGTTGTAACTCAAGCGTATATTGATTACAATCCAAGTATTATAGCTAATTATTGTTATGAACTTGCAAAGGAGTTTAATAAATTCTACAGCATTTATAGAATTTTGGATGCGGAAGAATCATACGAAGTAAAATTCCGTATAGTTATAGTTAGAAATATACACAAAATAATAAAAAGTGGAATGAATTTATTGGGGATAGAATGTCCAGACAGAATGTAATTTACTCACAAAAGCTATTTAGATGCGTTTTAAGATGCTTAAGATAGACATGTGGTAGTATATATATGAGAAATATTTTAAGTCCTTAGAATGCAAATAAATAGCTTTAAAACAAATAATTATGAATAAAGATAACTGTGTTAAAGTGTTTGTCGTCTTAGAAAGAAGTCTTATTGATATAGATGAAGATGCTAAAGTTTTAGCTGTGTGTAAGACATTAGAATCTGCTAAGAAAGTTATGAACAAAGAAAAAGAATTGATTAAAAATAACTTTAAAGACTTTGAAGAAGATGAATATAATTTTAACAATACTTATGTGTCATTTTCTAGAGAAGACTATGGTTATATAGTAATTTCTATAGAGGAAAAAGAGTTGAGTGATTAACTATTATAGTGGGTATGCTAACTGGAAGTTAGGAGTCGGGGTAAGCCGGCTTGTGTTTAACACTGGATTGGTTCGAATCCATGACCTGCGCAAATTTAAATATTTAAGTTATGGATTACAAAGATTTTAAAAAAGAAATTGACGAAGCGATACGAACAAAGCCTAAAACTTGGAGAGACGGACAGGCGGTGTTTAATTATATAGATGATAATTATGGTGTTGCCAGAGATGTTCAATTTAAAGATAATGTTGATTGTTTTTATGACGATAGGTGGATTAAAAGCTTTATAAGGTTATCGTTTAATCGTATAAATGAAAAATAAATCATTTAAATGTATGAAAGATAAAAAGATATTTGTAGTTTTAGGAGAACACAATTTCAATAGTTTTTCAAGCACTCCTATATTTATAGGTGTATTTGACAAATTAGAAGATGCTGTTAAAGCCAAAGAGAAGGGGTTTGAATATTATAAAGACGATGATTATTCTAAAGAAGCTAAACGTGAAGAAATAGACGAATATACATCTTTAGTTTTATATGAATTTGAAGGATACCATATAAAATTTGAAATAATTGAAACAACTCTAAACAAATTCATAAACTACGAATTAGAATAAATGCTATTTAATATGGCATTACGGGAGTATGTCTACTGGAAGTAGACCTCGCTTAATTGAGTTGGCGCAATGCTGTAGTGGTTCGAGTCCACTACTCCCGACAAATAAAACTTATAAGTTGAATGTATAGTACAAAAACAGCAATCACAATGAGTCTTAGAGACTTATTGGATATGTTGGACGATGAAAGCATCTATACATATTATCTCGGAAGTTTAAAGATTGGAAAATTAATCAATAGTCCTTTAAGGGATGATGACAAAAATCCATCTTTTGCTATATTTAGAGGTAAAGGAGGTGGATTGTTCTTTAAAGACCATGGTACTGGCGAAGGAGGAAATTCACTTAGATTTATAAAACTTATTAGAAAAATAAAAACACGAGAAGAGCTTGAGAAAGAATTATTAAGAATAGTTCGTAAAACAAATCCTAATATGATTGTTAAACAAAATACTTACACCCAAAAGATAAGTAACAATGCAATTAATATAGGAATTGTTAGACAACCGTTTACAGATGTTGATAAAAGATATTGGAAGCAATTTCACATATCTATAGAAACATTAAAACTCTACCAAGTTTTTAGCATAAAATACTTCTTATGTAATAACTTCGTTAGAGGTATATATAAAGAAGATAGCCCAATGTATGCCTATAAGGTCTATGATAAATTTAAAATCTATAGACCATTAGCGTATAAATATACAAAATGGCGCACAAATTTAACAAATGAGCATGTGCAAGGACTAGCCGAGCTACCAAAAGACGGTGGTAATCTATTAATAATCACTAAGTCTTTAAAAGATGTAATGTGTTTATACGAGATGGGATTTTATGCTATATCAGCTTCAAGTGAAACTACATTTATACCAGATAAGGTATTAGATGAATTAAAAAGTAAGTGGAAAAACATTGTTATATTGTATGATAGAGACAAGACAGGAATGTTGAGAGCTAAAAAATACAATAAACAATACAAACTTGATGCTTTCTTTGTTCATAAGAAGTTTAATTCAAAAGACATTTCTGATGCTGTTAAAGACAATGACTTTAATACAGTAAAAGAATGGCTTTGTAAAACGTTAAAAAAGTATGATTAATGTTATATTGATTTCATTCTTAATGGGGTTGTTTGGTGGTATCGTAGGATATGGCTTAGAAAGTATTTTAAGCACATCTAACGGCTTTAAATCTATTAAGATGAAGAATGGTACAATTACATACCTTTTAGGAGCTCACAACGAATATATAAGTATCACCAATAAAGAAGGTGAAGACGAAGTATTTATAAGTAGAGCTTTAGATTGTAAGGGCGCAAGTATGATTAAATATGCCCGCAAGTAAAGGAAGAGTAAAGAATGCGACTAAAGTCGATAAGTATGGACTACATTTTCGTAGTAAACTCGAATGCTATACTTATGAAGCTTTTATGAAAGCTGGAATACCAGTTAAATATGAGCCAAAGCACTTTACTCTTCTACCTAAGTTTGAATACTTACAAGAAAAAATTCGAGCTATGACATATTTACCAGACTTTATAGGGAATGGTTTTGTTGTAGAATGCAAAGGTCTAATGGGAGATAGCTTCCCATTAAGATGGAAATTATTTAAATACTATTTGAAAAAACATAGAAGCAAAATGAAATGTTATCTTGTTAGAAATCATAAACAAGTAGACGAAATGATTCAAGAGCTTTTAAGTCAAAAAAACTATGGAAGAGAAAAATAATAATAGTAAATTTATAAAGATAGGTAGTAATATTTCATTTAAACGTAATACAGACGGATTAGATTATGATTTACAACCTGGGTCAGTTTACACAGTAAATTACGATAGGTTTAGTGAAAGTTTTACTCTATCTGAAGCGCCAAATCTGAAATTACCAGAAAAAATGTATTCAAGTAAAAGCGATGACAAATTTATTAATAAAGTTCTTAATCGTTTTAATAAATCTAAAAATGAAGTTACTGGTGTAATGTTATCTGGACTTAAAGGTTCTGGTAAGACAGTAATGTGTAAGAAAATTGCTTTAGATTCAAATCTTCCTATTATTTTAATAGATAAATCACTTTATCCAAGCGTTTTATGCACATTATTTAATTTACTTGAAGATATAGATGTATGTGTAATTATTGATGAGGTAGATAAACTTGGTAAAGATTACGACAATAGTTATCTTTTAAAAATTCTCGACGGTATTAATTCTTCTGGTAAAAAGTTGATGCTATTTACATGTAATGATAATAATTTAGTTAGTGAATTTCTTATAGATAGATGTTCTCGAATACGTTATTGGAGAGAATTTGATGAGATGAATAAAGAAGTAATAAAGTATATGCTTGAAGACCGTCTCGATAATAAAGATGAAGTTGTATCTATGATGGATTTCATTATTAATAATTTTGGTTGTATTAGCTTTGATAATGTAAATTCGTTTATAGAAGAGGTAAATGAAAACCCTAAAGATACATTTGAAGAGTTATTTAATGATATGAACTTGTCATCTAAAAAGTAATGGATATAGAAATACCATATTACGAAGACAAAAAAAGAATTTCTAACTCGAATATAGGTTGGTACTTAAATAAAGGACCAGTCTATCTACATGCTATACTAACAGGAAAAATTGAAGGCGAAACTGGCCAGCAATTAGCTCGTGGAACGATGATACATGAGTATATCCTGCAGCCCGAAGAGTTTCAAAAAGACTATGTTGTCTGGAACAAAAGTAGACCATCTTCCGAACAAAGAGAAATGTTCTGTCGGGAACTTGCAAATAGCATTGAAATAGAGCCAAATAAAGCCATTATAAGCGCATTTAGAGCCTCTTATAAGAATTTACCTAAGTCAGATGATTTAGTGCTCTCAAAAGGGCTTAAAATGGCTGAAGAGTACTCTGATTATATAGAGTATTTAAAAAATAATGATGGACGTATAATGATTACACCATCATCTGCTATACAGTTAACAGCAATAGCAGGAAATATCAATGAACATAAATTAGCTTCAACTTTAGTTGATTTAGATAAAAAGTCTAAAGATTATGAAAAATCATATAATGAATTTCATATAAATTGGGAGTATGAAGGTGTATTATGTAAGTCTTTGATAGATAGATGTTGTTTTAATTTTAAAAATAAGAAATGCACGTTAATAGATTTGAAAACTACAGTACATATAGCTAAGTTTGAAGAATCTATGAAACAATATGATTATTTGAGGCAACTATGTTTTTACACGCTGGCTTTAAAGTGGTATATAAAGAACGAATTAAATGATAACCCAGAAGAATGGGAGTTTGAATGGGCTATTGTTGGAATAGATACAACTGGTACAAACGAAATTAGAGTCTTTAAGTTTAATAAAGAACAGATATATAGTAGATATAATACTATTGTAGAAGCTTTAAAGAATATCAGTTGGCACCAAAAAACAGGAAAATGGGAGCACACTGTTGAATATTATAACGGTGATGGTTCTGAAATACTTAATTTATGATACAACCTATGGATACAAAATTTAATACTGAAGAAAAACTCGCAGAATTTGAAATAATTGACGCACAAGAAGATGCAGCAGCAAACGAAGCAGCAGCAGAAATTGAAGCTGAAATGTTTTATGATGATGCAGATACACAAGAATTGGCTTCAGAGATTGAAGCTGAATGCATATTTGAAGACGAACAAGCAAACGAAAGTTTAGTTGACGAAATCGTTCAAGAATTTGCAGTTTAATCGAGAACTGATTATAATTCCATATATACTAAAATACCCCAGTTTGATAAATCATTACTGTTTCGCAGGAGTCAAAGTTACTCTCAATGCAGAAAGTGTGATTTATAAACTGAGGTATAAAATTGAGAACAAAAAAGATATTAAAAATCTTTATCGGTTAGCTAAACTCGAAGATAACTATATATCGTCTTCTATAGATGAAGGATATTTTACATTATCTTTTTTAGCAAATAAGAAGTATATTAATAGAATAATGTATTTATTAAAAGCTAACGAGTATAGCATAACTAATAAAGAGATTGATACTTACAACATATTTATAACACAAAGAAACCCGGCCGCTCGTGAGAGTAGTCGGGTTTTATTTTTATTATTAATTAATACGTTCTCTTTCTATCTGTGTTTTAAGATAGTTTAATTTAGATTTAGAATCATACATTTGTTCAGGTATGCTATGGAATGGAGTTGCTTTCATAATATCTCTAAATGCTTTTGAATAACCTTCATATGTATGAGAACGAGAACCTAAAGGCGTTGTGAAATAATCTTCTGCCTAATCGCCAATATTGGACATAAGCGACGGGTCATATAGCATTGATGCTCTTGGAAAGAATCTATTCATTATACCAGAAGCAGTTCCTTGTCCGATTGCGCCAAGCGCGTCGGTTATAGATGTTGCTGCAGATACAGTTTTGAAGTTGTTTGAAATATCATCAATTCTATACGGGTTAAAAGCCTCCCATTTGAACGCTTCCAGCCAATACGCTAACATATACTTCCACCACTCATCATCGTCATCAGATGATTTAGCATAAATTGTAGCCAAAGCTGCGAGCTAACTTATCCCAATGTAAAGTGCAATTTCCGAAACAGTTTGTTTTAGTTGATATTTGTTTGATAAAGATTTAACGTACGCTTCATCTGATGATTTATCGTCTATATAATCTTTAAAAGCTCTTCTAACACTCTTTGGTTTTATACCATTAGCTTTATTCTTATTACGAATATGCATATGATTTATAATACCAGCAACTGTTCCAATGCCACCACCTAATACCGGACCCAAAAATAGAGTTCCAACACTACCCCAAATAAGACCACTTGTAATGATATTATGACCTGTTAAAGATGAAAGTAAGTCAAATATGTTTCTATGTAGACCATTTTTATATTCTTGCATATCATAGTCATATACTCTCTTACCAAAATATTTATCAAGTAAAAGTGGGAAATATTGTCTATGAAGCATTACAAGAACACCAGCCCAACTACGTACAAGCAAAGACCTCTGTAACGGAGTTGCCATACCATCAGCTTCTTCAGCATACTTAACACATCTATTCTTAATTTTAAACTCGCTCTTTTTATAAGCTGCTTTATAATCAGAATTATCTCCAATTATCTTAATTTCTCCTGTTGATGTGTCAATTAAATCCCATAGAGATTTATTCTTATTATATTGACTCATAGCATTGTTGAACCATTCTTCACCATTTTTAACACGACGTATTTTTATATCATACTTTGTTAAAAACTCACCGTCTACATAATGATGAGCTCTAAGAGTTGATTGTATTATCTGTTGTTTAGATAATATATCAGCAGTGGACATAAATCCATATATAGATTGTTTAAATGCGCCTTGTATAAATCTGTTTCTATTAGTATGACTTATAGTGTTATCCCATTGATTAGCCATACCAAAATTACTCATTATAACAAGCATTTTGTCTTTAGTGTAAGGATTGGCTATAGTTCTTGCTCCGAGTAAATATTTAAATAGTGTTCTTGAAGCTATGTCAAGCATAGATGCTAACGTTTCTTTAGTACTATATCTCTGACCAGTTAGTGTATATACTATATGGTTATACATAGTTGTTAAGAATCCTACTACGGCAACTTTTGGGTTAAGACCTAAGTTTCGAGCTGTAATATATCTTCTTGATAATTGTAATGTCTTATCAAAGTTTATATTTATACCACCCTTATTTAAATTAAACTTAAGTCTTGCTTTATCATATAGATTCATTTCAACCCATTTGTTGATAAATTCAAATGTTTTTGAGTTTATACCATCTACAGTAGTCTTTTTAGTAGAAAACTGTGCATAATCTTGGGCAAACTTCTGTTTACCTATAGCATCTATTAAGCTTTCAACATCGTCTCTAACTTCAGATTTATATTTGTATAGTGAAGACATATTGTAGTATGTGGTTATCATTTTAACTAAGTCAGATGACAATTGCGACGGATTCTATAGCTTTCTTGTATAGTATTGTGGTAATATGTTGAATCTACGACCATCTGGATATTTACCAATGTTTGATACTTCTTTATTATTACCATACTCATCGCTATTTTCATCTAATGCAGAAGACTCTCCATATTGAACGCTATCATCAACACTTTGAGATATACCAACTTGTTCTTTAAGCCATTCGATAAATACAGCCCATTTATTTCTACTTCTTTTTAATCTTTTCCATAAAGAACCTTGCATTTGAGGTAGAAGATAATCATCTGTAAACATTCTATTAGTTTGCATTTCGTTTGATTTCTTCATATACTCTAATGTTAATTTATATAAATTATACAAACCTTCAGAGCTTTTTATTTTTTCAAATGCTTGAGAGTTATCATATAATCTCTTCTTTGGTATAAATGAGCTATTATTACCTTCTTCTTTAGATAACTTTTCATACATCGGGTCAAGGAATACAGATTCGTCTTGCTGTAACATCCAACCTTTGCCGGGTGTAAACTCCATGTATTCAAGTTTATCTGTAGCTACGGTTTTAACCCACCAATCGTCTGGTTGTATAAATTCACCAGTGTCATCTGGGTCATAACCATAATCAAGGAGCATAGCGTATCTTACGCCAGGGTCGTCTATATCATCTTCAAGTAACATATTATCTATAGACCTTTCAACGTCATTGTAGTATTCTGTATTCTCTCTGGTTATATATTCGTTCATGAGTTCAGAATACTTGTAGTACAGCTTTGAAACTTGTTGATTTTCAGATAAAACCTAATTGCGTATTTCTCGCATCTGAGATTTTATATCCATCAATATGTTTCTTACCGATTCTGGTATGTTATTACCATCAATTTCGCCATATTGGTCTTTATGTGGTCTAAGTAATGCTTGTCTTTTTTCTTTAAGCTCATCGTATTCTTTACCAAAGTCGATTGAGATGCCACGCATAGCTTCTTTTATCTTTTCAAATACTATTGCATTACCATCTTCGTCTTTCTTAAACTGAAGTCTTGCGTTTCTTCTTGCCCACTTAAGGAATTTCTAATCATCGAATTTAAGATTAAAGCCTTCTTGCATCCACTTGTTGAACTCCTTTTTACCACCGCACTCTTTAACGATTTTATCGAATTGTTTTTGCCAACCCTCTTGGTCGTAAACAGGATTGAATTTCTTACCTGTTTTCTTCTCTCTATAGTCGTTTAATTTCTTTCTGAAATCTTGTAGTGAGCGAGCTATTTTAAGCTCCTCTCCGGTCTTTAAAACACCAAATATGGTATAATCTTCATACAGCATTGCTTTGTCTCTCCATGCTGACTTTAAACGGTCCCATTCTTCATCTGTTAGAACGTCGAAGTGCTTTATACCATTCTCGTCTATAACGCCTTGTTTTGACAATAATGATTGTATTTGAGAATCATATTGGTCTAATGCTTTTCTTGCCGAATACGGAACATCTGACTGTATCTTATAATACTCTGCTGTATATTTTCTATGAGAGTTTTCTGATAACCATTTATTTCTCATATCATTCCACATAATTCTTGCATCTTCATGCTCATCTGGTGGAAATCTATTATCATCTTTTAATACAAGACCGTCTTTACTAAACTGTTTTGTAACAGCTCTGTTTATATCTGCTAACGCTTTATCGTAGTTCCTCCAGAACTTACCATAGTTTAAGTTTCTAACAAGATAGCCTGTAGTTTGACCATTCTCATCTAATTCATATAATTGTAATTGAGACTCTCCACGCTTAAGATTTTTAACAGCATTTAGCATAGATAAACCGACTGGTATTGTGTCGTTATCAGCATTCTCTACAGCCTTATTTACCATATGAGATATTGCTCTAATAGCCTCATTTGTTGATGAGTCTGACGCTCCAGCATATAATTGCCTAACACTTATATCATCATTAATAATCTCATGCATTATAAAAGAATCTGCATATTTGACACCTTCCCTTGCGCCAACAGACTCTGATATACTCTTCATCTTATCATGGCTTATAGTGTCAAGCATATGGTCTAAAACAGCTTTAGCAGCTGTCGTTACAGATGATAAGTTATCAACGTCCTGCTTAACATTTAATAAGTCATCTATAGATATTTTATCTTTATCAATCTTACCTTTATTATATAAGTCTACAATCTGTTGAATATTACCTTCTTTACTAAGCATAAGTTGAAGCTGCTCAACAATTGAGTCATACATCTTTATATTACTGTGCATCTGAAACATATAGTCATTAGATGTAAAGTTCTTATGCTTGTAATAAACATCACATATCTCTTGTTTGTCTTGTATTAACTGCGGAACAACTTGTCTTAAAAATGATGTAATTGCATCATATTGAGACATTGTTGATATTGTAAACAAATCTAATTGAGATTGTGTTGAATTAGTTAAATTGGCTTTCTTTGATGCATCTAAGCTTGACGTTCTAATTGCATTAAGTCTAACAGATAATGAGTTTCTTATGTTTTGGTAATATGTATCACTTCCGTTTGATGATTTCTTATAACGCCTGTCTATGTAGTCCATAGCCTTGTTGAGATGTTTGACATTCTCCCCAGCTCTATCATATTCAGACATATTTTTCATTATATCATTATAATAGTCTATAGTCTCCTAATTTGACGGTTCGTTGTTTTCAACAACTCCTCTTGACATTAAAAAATCTTCAACTTGTTTACTAAGCTTATTAAACTCTTTTACACTACCAACAACGCTTCTACCAACAAGTATTTTAGATATTGCATTTATTATATTATTGAGAGTTCTTACAACAATATTCTTATTATTATCTATTAGATTAGCTACTTTATATATTTGTTCTCTTGCATATTCATCAGAAGCTAATTCTGCAATAAATTCAAATTCGTCCTGCATAGCATATAACTACCCATCAACATCACTAAGTATAGAAGAGAACTTTTTAAAATGCTTATTTATATAGTCATAAAACTTCTTTACATTTCTTTGTAAACCTTTCTCTTCTTTCGTTTGTGGATTTCTTAATGCTTTAATTGTTAATTGGTGTACAATCTCGTGTATTAACGTGTTAGCAGCATATCTGTTTGAATAATTCCTTAGTACATTGCCATTAAACTCTATATATCTATAGCCATTAACTATTGTACTATTAGCATCAAATTTTATACTATTGTTTAACCTTACAGGAATATCATGCTTTAATAAAACCTTAGCTAATATATTATTCTTTAAAGAAAACGTATCAGTGTCTAAAAAGTATTGTAATAAATATCTTGAACTTACAACCTCTCCGGCAAATAACTTTGTTACAGGGTCGTGTTTACCTATATTATCACCAAACGTCTAATTGGCACTAAAATGAGCAATAGAAGCTCTTTCGTTGTTCATTATTGGCTCATTATTAACATCCAAATAAGAGTTTTTGTTCGATTTGCCAGAAAGCCAATCGCCGTATGTATTAATGTATCTCTTAGAATAATATTGAGCTTTTTCTTTTATAGACTTAAGATAATCACCATTATTCTTAGCAAGAATATCAGAGAATAATCTGGAGTCTATACCATTTGGGTTTTCTTTAGATTGACTGTTTGGAACTTTATCTAAAAACAACCCTCCGTTTTTATCGTACAACCTATAAGCTGCTTCCATGGCGGATAAATCCAAGCCGACTCTCTAATTTCTTAGATAAGCCGACTTAAATTCATCTTCAGTCATAGGTTGTCCACCGAATGCTTGAATCATACTGTTAAAGCCATCAAACACTTCTTTATTTTTATAATATGGACAAAACATATATTATTAACATTTTTCGTGATTATTATCTTCTGGATTATTCTCCATATCCTCTTGAACTTCATCTAAGAAGTCATCAGAACTGTAATCTATAGCTTGTGTAAGCATGCTTAGAGGATTAGACTCTAATTCATTATTATTTACATCATCTTTAGTCTTATCGTTATGTGTTTCTTTTAACAAGTTTTCAACAGGTTTTAAAGATTTATTATCATAATCTACAGCATCTTTAGCTAACGTTTCGTTTATATCAATCTGTTCGTTTATAGATTCATCTTCAAGTAATACTCCATTATCATCAACCTCATATTGAAGCTCTGCTATATAGTTCTTAAATGCTTTATTATCAGACGTAAGGTTATTATTACAATATATTATATTCTTACCAGAGAATGTATCTTGCATATAGTTAGATAATACTGCTACAGATTTTGCTAAAGCATACCTCTTAGAGTTACCCTTTTTGGTAGAAGATGTAGATATTCTATCAATATTAACGTCATTAATAGATAATTGGTTTAGTATTTCTCTAACGAAAGAATGTAAATCTTGTAAAGCTAAAACTCTACGAGCTTTAAAGCTTTCAAGCATCTCTCTATTCTGTTTGAGGAGAACTTCTTTTTCTTTTACATCTTGTGTATTGAAAATGTTCTCAAGTCTCTTCATTTCGCTTTCAATATACTCACTAACTCTATCATCACTAACACCTCTTTCAAGCACATAATCAAACATTGGAGTTGTAAAGTGTATAACAGCATCATCTTTGTTTATTAAGCTCAAAACCTTATCAATAAACTTACTCGGGTCTTGTTTTATATTAACAGTAACTGTTTTTTCTTTAGCTTCTTCGCTCTTTATAGTGTTATAATAGTCTGATTCTTCAACAGAATCATTTACTATATTTATAACAACGTCAGCCTTATTTATACCAACTCTATCTGGAGCTTTTTGACCAGCCTTCAACTTGACAGGACCTACTTTTATAACGCGTTCTGTATTAATGTTTTGAGGTTGAATAAAGTTATCTTCATCAGCTGATGTAGCTTGCTTAATTACTGGTTTGTACCATGATAATTCAAATTTGTAACTGTCATTAGCCTCATTGCTGTCTTTTACAAGTTTTTCTACATCAGATACAACCTTATCGTGAGAGAACTGCTCATCAAGTTTGTTGCTTTCAAATATAGAACCAACTCCGAAAGAGCCATACATCTCAGGAATGTTAGCCTAACCTTGCCTTATTCCAGCTTTATTTGCAGCTGCATACACATACTACATGCCAACACTATTACCATCTCTGAATTTAATAATAGCACCTATATTCTTATATAGCATATAATTCTTTCCGCTCTTAATCTTAATATAAGAACTATCAGAATTACCAGAGATTATAAAGCTCGGATATACTTTATTGTTCTCATTTTCAGCCATTATTGGTTCTCCAAGAACATCATAATTACCTCCTGACAACAATACACTATCACCTTCTTTTATATAGTGAGTCTTAACTATGTTATCATCATACCAATAGTTTCTTGATATAATATCTATTATGTTTTCAGCTCTATCTGCCTCAATATTATCAACATCATAGTTATATAAGCTTAACAAGTCGTTATTTGTATTTACAAGCTTATTCTCGCTACGATTCATATCGTGTAGTGCAAACGCAAGAGCTCTATCGTATTGTGCTCTATATTCAACAGGAACTAAATCAAAGAATGCATCAACTCTATTTTGGTCATAAGAAGAGTAGTACGCATAGAATGCTAAGTCTTTAGCAAGCTGCCTAACTTCTTCATCTTGGTATGATAGTAATTGGCTAAACGCACTTGATAAAACCTGCTTCTTACTCTGATTAACTTTCATTTGATTTGTAGATAATACAAATCTACCAACTGGTGATTTCTCATTAGCTGATATTGGATTTAGATAATTTAACAACTCATTCTGAACACCGAGTGTAACTGGGTCTATAAGTCCTGGATAGTTCTGTGGATTAACCTGCATATTATTCTTAAGTTTATTAAATCTCAAGAAGATATTATCAATATCTTTACTACCAAATAATATAGTTTTGATTTTATTTTTAACAGAATTTATATCTCCACCCATCGTAAAATCTATAGCATCTGGATACCTTTCTTTAAATGAAGCAGACTTAATAACTCTTGAACCAACGCCAAATAGAGATAAGAATCTTAAAACGTTATCAATAGAATCAGATATAGTATTTATAACTTCATCTTTTGAAGTTGGCTTATAGCTAACAGTATTATCATCTGTATCTTTAAATCCTAATGTTTGACCCATTATATTTCTAAATATATTGTCAAACAGTCTTGTTGCTGTAAATGATTGATTCTTCAGTAGTAGTCTTGTTAGTTTTTTAGCTTCTTTAAACTTACTACCTAAGAATGTATTCTTAAAATATTCATTTATAGCTACAGTTGATTCAAATCGTTTTAAAGATACTTTCTGACCAGTCTTATCTTCTCGCTCTTTAGCAAGTTTTTCAACCCAAGATTTAAAATCTTTTCTGTTTATTGTAAATCCATCAGTTGTCTTAAATATATCTATACGATTTGAGAAGTTTATATGTTGAGCTATTGAATTACCAAACCTCTTAGTATCAATCTGAGATACTTTAACTAAGTCTGATAACTTCTTAGCATAAACACCAACATCTTTAAACGAACTTAATGCACAAGCTTGGAATGCAAGTGATAATGCTTTGTTAATTCCAGGTGCTTGAGTACTAAACTCTAATGATGTCTTTCCGAGTTCAACATCAAACATCTATTTCTTAGAAAATGGTCTTTTTGTAGAGTTTCTCTCTTCTGGAGTAATACTGCTGTGATTCTTATCTATGATTAAAGAATCTACATGGCTTATAAATCCTTTAATTTGCTTTTGAGAATCTTCATCATCAACAGCCATAAGACATTCTTTAAGCTGTTTTAATAGACTGTAGTATATTTGATTATATATACTCTTTTCATACTTGTCAGTATAATCACCTTCGCTCTTATCACCTTCTAAGTTAAAGCCATACACATTACCAGAGTTATTCTTTATGTTAGCAAACTCTTTTATAGATGGTTGTGTTAAGAATGTAAATACACCAAGACCTTTTCCAGCTCTAATTAAAAAGTTAGTATGACTGTATGTCGTTTGGTTTACATTTAATGCAAATACATACGGGTCTTTAGCAACGTCCACGTTAGCATTAACCATAGCAGATAACCAGTCTGCAATACGCATTCCATCTTCTCCATATATAGCATCAAGACTTCCAAATTCATATGGGTTTTTGCCATAATCAAATGTCAATCCTGTGTATTGTGTAAGAGATAGGTTCGTAACGTTAAGAGCAAATGGTCCAATACCTTGTTTACCAGAGCTAAACTCAAGTTTTCTCATAGTTTGGAAATATGGACTAAGCTGATAACCACCAGCCGAATACCCATCAGATGTATTTTTTAGATGCTTCTTGATAAGTTGTTCTTGTAATATGTTTGTTACAACATCAATAGAGCCTCTTGCAAGTGAGAAGTTTTTATCATCTGTAAGAATATCTATATAAGTATCTATAAGGTGATTTTTAACAGCTTTCTCTATATCTAAATCATCTGCAATAGAGTTAATAAGTTCATCATCTTGGCTTTCTATAGCTTTAGCAACATCCTCTTCGCTTCTTCCAGATATTTTAGATATAATCTTAACAGCAACTTGTGTATTGTCAGCATCACCATTATAAATAGATTCTATTAAATCATAGTCGATATTGTGTTCAGAGCCTAACTTATTAAAATATTTAAGAGCTAAGAATATCTTATCAACGTCGAAGTCAGAACCAGTTTGACCAGTAAATTCTCTTGGTACTATTATAACATCTCCAGATTGTTTTGGTAGAATATCAGCAACTTGTGGTGCAAACATTGAAGATTGACCCTGCGTAGGAATACGATAACCAATTCCTAATGGTTTTGCATTTTCACCAATTATATTCTTCTCAAATAACCAAGCTCTTATGGCTTCATATCCATTTTGTTGAATATTAGACGGAACTACATCTCTAAAGAAGTTCTCACTAAGTATTACTTGAGTGTAATTTTTATCAGTCTTCCACTTAAGTTCATTTCCATTGTTAAGTTCTATAGTTTCAGGTATTCTGTCTTTAGCTTGTTCGAGTCCAAGTAGATTATCACCTTTCTTAAACTTAGAGAATCCGAGTACAGATTGCTGAATTGCAGTACCACCCTTTGAATTTATATCTACAACAAGTTTGTTTATAAACTTAGATACACTATTCTCAAATACTCTTCTTGACATCAAACTTGATATTGTTCCACCTTTACCAAGTATTTGTAAAGCTGATGTACCTAAACCGTTACTCTTACAAACTCTCTAAACAAAGTCAGATACAGCTGAATTATCAACATCTCCATCTTCGTTAAAGAATTCATCTTTTACGGAGATTACGCCAAATTGAGTAAGAAGATTAATTGTGGTCATAATATCTTTTCTGATAGCTCTACCGGTTCTTCTCTTATCGCCATGACCATACTTCTCATCATCAACTAAGTTTGAGAATGCTAATTTAAACATCTGCTTACCAACCATACGTTCGTCTGTTTCGTGAGCTTTTGTGTTTAACTGCATTCTAAGATTATCTAAGCTTTGTACTTTTATAGAAAGTGAATCTTCAGAATCTTTATTAGTAACAATTCCAGTCTTATAATCTACAGAAGTATCGCTATTTCTATCTATTAAAGAAGATAATTTAGAAACACTATCTTCAACATTAGAATCATCAGATATTAACTGTAATCCTTTTTGAACAGCTCCAACTTTAACAGCAGATTTAAAAGTAATCATATCTATTTCGTTTTCAGTTCTATTCATTCTTAGATATAGCTTAGAGCCTGTATTTGTAGACATGTTAAATTTAAATAATGGAAATATAGCCATTTTATTAAGAATTGTTCTATTTCTAAAGTTATCACCTTCTTGATGAGAATAGTTATCGAAATAAGACATCTTTAATGGGAATAGCTGTAACTTTTGAATCTTAGATGCGAGTTTTTCATCTTTAGCCCAATCTTGTTCTCCAATATTTACACGGTTACCACTTTCGTCTGTATAATAGCCGTTTTCAATTATATTGAATGCATCTTCATCAGAATATCCAGTTTCATCTGGAATTACAGACCATTGTCCAAGACCAATTCTAACTCTTCTGTATAAGTCTGGTCTTATTATAACCTGAGCATCGCATACATTTATTTTCTTGTATGGATTCATCTGTTGGTCAAGTTGAGACTCTATCTTACTCTTTATATCTTCTGGAATACTATTATACAGAATATTAAAGTAAGCTCTATCCGAGTACAATAAATCTATAGCTTGAGACTTAGATACTCTCTTTGGCTTTACATTCTCACCATTAGATTTATCTTTAGCTTTATTATAAAGAACATCTGCTACATGTGATATAAAGTTATTAAACTACTCATTTATAATACCATTTCTAACATAGTCTACAACAAGCTGTGTTAAGAACTTCTGCTTTACTTCATCGTAGAATAGTGATGGAGTTTCAATATCCTCAACATCAAGTGTTGTATATTTAGAATGACTTGGTATGTTTAACTTCTTTATTTCATCTTCATTGTATTGAGTTCTAATTTCTTCACCTGGAGATAATGTACTTCCAAGACGTTTGATTTTATCTGAATGTATGTCATCGAGATTATCAACATTAACTTTAACTTCAACATCACCATTTTCTCCATAAATAGATATTGTTGTGCTAACAGATGGATACTTCTTATTACCTTTACTCTTATATTGAGCAGGGTCTCCAGAGAATACCTTCTCAAACTCTATAGTTGAGATTACACTATTTACAAAGTGGTTACTAATAAGAGATATAAGTGCACTATTTTGAATATCATAGTTGTCATACAAATCAGTACTTGAGAATAGTTTAGTCTTAGATAAAGATTCAACATAAGGATTGAAGAATTGTTGTGGTATATTTGTAGGAATAAATCTACCATTTTTATCTTTCTGTACCATTTGTAGTGGACCATTCTCAGATAATAACTCAAGTTCATCAATAACACCTCTATATATAAAGTTGTTTACACTATTTAAAATATTCTTTGAATATGTATTAATGCCAAGATTTTCCTCTTCTACAGCATATTCTCTCAACTTTTTTAAATAGTCTCTAACAAGTTCAAATCCATCTAATTCAGATTCATCTGAACGTAAAGCTCTTAGTTGTGATATACTATATCCATTTACAACAGAATTATCGTCTTGTGTGGCTTTAAATCCAGGCGTCTCAAACATCTTTTGAGCTTCAAATATAGCCTATAGTATTTGATTTAAGTTTAGGTCGCTTTCTGTATCATATCCATCTATATGATGTGGTAATATATCATAAAAATATCTAAACTTACCGCCATTTCCAGAAAAGTCCATTCTTCCATTCTTAATAACCCCGTGGAAGTTTTCCTGTAGCTTATTAGGATTCTCTGTAAGGTATTTTATATTATCTTCAGAATAATATTGTATAAGAGCATCTAATTCATCTATAAAATAGCTGGCAATGGTATTAAGGGTGTCTTTAGAATATGCAGGGATAACCTCTCCGTATGAACCAACACTAAACCCATTAAAGTTATAACCGCTATATAGCTGACTAATAGCCCTATTCTTAATATCCTGCTTAAATTCATTATCGTCAGGGAGACTTCTATACCAATCCATTGCATAAGACCTAAATTCATAATCTTTAACATCATTGATTGGTATTTCAACAATACTATTATCGCTCTTAAATTTCTTTATAGTTTTAAAGTTCTCACTATAAACTTTAACAGCAGCATCTCTAATAAGCTTGTTTGGTATTTCTGATATTACAACGTCATGTCTTAATTTTAGATTTGGAGATGTAATAGAATACCAAGTCTTCTTATCAGCCATTGTTGGCAATATAAGGTGGTCATTCTCGGTCATATACATCTTTGAAAGATAATCTTCCATAGCTGTTATTCCGAAGTAATCACTACCTTTTAACCTATCACCATCTTTAAGACCTACGAATGCGTTTATCTTAAGTTGAGTTTTAGAATCATCTTCATTAACGTTGTCAGAAGCATCAAGCAGTAAAGAATGTCTTGAATATGGGTCTCTCCTAAGATTTTTAGAAGTTTCAGATTGAGGGTCGTTTAGATTTCTAACTCTACTTGATATATAGTTATTTTGACCTATTGGATAATACATTTCACCACTTGGACCTTTTACAGAGAAGTCTGATGGGTCTGGGTGTACAGCATCCCAAGATGCAGCAAGCTGTGCTATAAATGAATCTTTATTATAGTTATTATAAACTTGGTCTAACTGCTTTTCAAAACTATTAGCACCATCTGATTGGATTATATTTTCACCAACAGATATGTTTAATGTTTCATTTATAATACCACTTATACCACCTTTAGCTTTATCCGTACTACTTAATAGCTTATGGAGTATTTTAACCTACTCATACCCAGATATATTTTCGCTGTCAGAATTCATAGATATATAAATATCTATAGATTGTCTATCAGCATCTATACCTATAGAATTTAAGAATTTAACAATATCGTTCTTTATTGCCGTCTCTTCACCATTATTATTAAGTTTGGATAGTACTGTTTGCTCGCTTGTAGTATATCTATTATTCTTTTTAACAAGTAGTTTAGATAATTTCCTTACAACCTTATTAAGTTCTCTTTGTCTACTACTAACGAATGAATCACTAACAACTATACCTTTATCGCCATCAATCTTAGTTAAACCATTTGTAAATAGATTTTTAGACCACTGTCTTGCAATATTCCTTTCTGTTGATACGAGAGAATCGTCATTTATTCTCCACTCTCTAAGCTTATCAGATATTAATGAGAATTGATACAAGCTTGAATCTATCTCAGAATCATCAATAAAATCATCATCGCTATTATTCCAATCTTTTGGGTCTGATATTTTTATATATGATACATTTGGCTTATTTGAGTTTATAGTAGCAAATAATTGACTTCTAAGTTGAACATCTGGATTGTCGTTAGAGAGAAGCTGGTCAAGCTTTTCTTTAAGAGCGTAATAGAATACATCTGATTCTGCTCTACGAGAAACCATTCCGTATATAGAGTTATATTTATATTCACCCTTCTTATACTTGACTACACCATCTTTAATAATATCTTCAGTATATACATCATCAAGAGAAGATGCTTGCCATAAGTCTTTAAGAATCTTTGTCCAAGCTTCATTGAAATCCCAAAATAAAGATGAGCCGAATCCATCTTGTACTTTCTGTATATCAACAGAACCATCTTCGTTGAAAACCCTTGTATATTTAGGTATTGAATACATAAACATCTTAACTCTAAGTGCAGCATTGTCTTTTTTACTTATAGATAAGTCAAACTTATCAAACTCAAAGTCGTTTCTTTCTTCTGCGTCTTCAACTTCTTCAACATCTTTTTCATGTTTAATCTTAACATTTATACCAAAGTCTGCAAATGTTTCTACAAGCTTGCGTTTTAAGAACTCTGGATTATCATGTATATCTTGAAGCATTGATGACATTTGTTCAGACTCAGCTTCATCAGTCATATCTTGAACCTTGTCAAGAAGCATACTAAAATCAAGTTGTTGATTCTTATCATATGCACCAGAAATCTGTTTAATTTTCTCTATAGAGTCTATATTAAAGTCAGATATAACCTTTCTAATAACAGCGTCCAATACAGCAAATAAATCTGTATGATTATCTATATACTTAAGATTGTTTAAATCTTTATCAGAAAAGCCTGGAACGTAGTAGTCTATTTTATTTACACCGTACTTATACTTCTCAGCAAATTCTTTAGCAGATTGTCTGTCGAGGTGTTCAGTATTACCAAACTCTCCTCTCTTTATAGACCTAAATAAAGCTCTATAAGCAGACTTTCTACGAGATGTTACAACGAAATCAAGTACGTTGTTAAACAACTTCTTAACCATTCCTGGAAGCGAGTTGTCTTGCTGCATAACTATGTAGTTCATAAATTCATCAGCAAGAGCTTCTTCTATCATAAGATTTGTAACACCTTCTTTATTAAACTCTTTATGAGTTTTAGCGTATGAATCCCATATTTTAGAACGAGTATTAGCATCATTTAACAATAAGTTTACATAGTGCCAAGCCTCATGATATGTAACACCTTCACCGCCATTTGTTGAAAGTTGTATAAGCCCTGTAAGCTCTCCGGCTATTCTATCCAAAGATACCTGTGTAACACCAAACACCTACTCATTGTCAGTACTTCTCATTACACCGTTTCTTACTATGATGTTATATCTGTTTATACCAAGATGTTTTTCAAGCCATTTAACAGCCTTATCCTTATCAAACTTACCTTTTGATTTATTCTTAGAGTATACACCAGTTACTGGCTGACTCCAAGTTTTCATCGTGCTTGTTACAAACTGAAGCTTACCTTTTCCGTTCTTAAACAAATCAAGTCTAAGATAACCATTGTTGATTCTAATGCTATTTATAGTAGTAAGTGCAGTATTCTTTGTTATACCGCCAATATCTTCAATCTTATAAGATGTTCCGTATTCCTTATTATACTTATCTAAAAAGTCTTTTACAAGAGTATTTAGACGGTCTACAAGTTTATCTAAATTACTTACATTGAACTTCTTAAATTCAGTATTAAGATATGGGTCTGTTACATATATAACATCTTGCAAACCTCCGTTGTTATTAGCACTTCTATGATTCTCTTCAAGCTGCTTTCTATAAGCTTCTCTCTCTTCTTGTGTTTTAGGAGATTTGAAACCCATATTTTTACGAAGTTCTGCCACCTTGTCGCCAGCCACTTCATTAGCTTTATTAAACAAATCTGGATTTATTACACTAAACCCAGTACTAACAACACCTTGTTTATTATCGCCAACAAGTTTTATCTTTGATGTTGATTGTGGTTTTCCGTCAGATGGTGCTGGAGTTTCTGAATTAACACCACCAGCAAATACAAATGGGTCTTTAAATATCTTTTTAGAAACATCAGTACTTACCTTCTTATTAGACAGAAGCCAAGCTAATACACTAACATTTGATTTTGGTACAAACTTACCATTCTTAAGTTCAAAGAAATCTTTAACTCTGAACGATAGTTGTTTATTACCAAGTATATCGATAGTTTTTTCAAGTTGTTGTTCTGGAGTTAAACCTTTGCCAGAGAAATACTCACTAATCATATTTTGTATAAACCTACCTATTATTGATGTAGAATCACCAACTTTTATAGATGAATTTATAAAATCTATATCAGTGTTCCAGTGCATTTGTGTTGCTATAGCGTGAACTATTTCTTTTCTATTGTTTTCACCTTGCTCTGAATCATCGAATATTTCATCTTCTGTATATATCTTTTCTTGGTAACCGTTAAGAGGGTCTCCTATACCTATATGTAATTTATTTATACCACTGCCGTCAATATCTCCAAAGAATAGCTGCTTTCTTGCTAAGAAGTTCATTGGGTCTCCACCAGTCTTTGGCTGATTTCTCAACAGAGTCTTCTCTCCACTATGTATAAAGAACTCTACAATCTTATCAATTTCAGACCTATTATTAGTTCCGAAATCAAATCTACCACACAACATGTACATCAAAATCTCAGCAGTAGATGGAATAACTTTACCATCACCAGTATTTATAAGTTTGCCTTGTGTGGCATCATATGATAGAGTAAGTTTAACATCGTCTTTAGAGCCTATAAATTTAGACTTTCTATTTCCGTCTTTATCTATAAATTCCTGAGTATCAAATCGTTCTTCGTGCAGCATTATAGGAACAAGAGTATCTGTTCCAGACAACCCTTTAACAAGCCAGTATAGTTTACCAGACAGACCTTTACCATCGTAAATCTTACCAGAATCTTTTGATAATAAACCATATATCGCAAACTGTTCAGACGTTTCTGCCAGCGCACCTTTACCATACCCAAGTAAAATACTTCCGTCGTTTAATTGAGCTTGTATCTAATCTATTGTAGCGTGTTCATTGTTCCCTACAACTCTCTTCTGTTTAACATTGTCTATAACACCATTACTTTGTTGAACATAAGATGGTGTTACATCATCTCTAACTTGCTCTGGAAATATATATTCAACAACTTCTTTGCCGTCTTTTACGCTAACTCTCTTATCTAAATACTTGTCAATTATACTATCTCTAAGCTCTTTAAGTCCGTTTATTTGGTCTTTTATAGCTTCTTCGGTAAGCATTTTTCTACCTGGTTTTTGATAGTGCTTTCTTGCAAGTATCTTAAATTGAGTATGTACATTTCTCCAAGTTATTAAATCTTGTTTATATTCAGTCGCCTGTTCAGATTTGTGATAATCTTTCTTAAGTGGCTTGTGTAACCACCACTTCTCAAAGTCGCTTTCATTTCTACCCTGACTAACCCACCAAGATTTAGCAAGCTTCATTTCCATTTCATTTATAGCATCTGTAGCTAACTTAGCTCTTCTACTATAACTATTTGGAAGTCTTTGACCTGGCTTCAATATCTTAGAGAAATCAACGCCTTTCGTTATAAGTCTATCGATTAGATTCCTCTTTTGAGATACAGTATATTTACTATTAGGCTCTCCTGGCACATCGCTAACCATTAAACCAAGAGCTCTTAGAGTTGTTGCGTATGTATTATTATCATCTTCAAGTATAAGACATACTGTCATAGAGTCTCTAACATCACCTATGGTGTTCTTTTCAGATTGTTGAGATTGAGTTACTATATAGTACTTCTTAGTAGACTGTAACCAGCCTTCTTGAGAAAGCTTCTCTGATAAATGCTTACCAGATGCTAAAGGTTTGTTTAGCTTAACTTGCTATCCATTAACAGTAAGTTTCATTAATTCATACTCACCAGTCTCTTCAAATAAATCTGGGTTTGGTTGATAGAAGAACGTATTGCTTACAAAACTACCGATAGTTTCATCTGTAACATTCATTCTGTATCTTTCAACGTCTTGTACAGTTCCATCTGGAAGTTCTTTTTGGTCAAATCCATCAATCTCAGCTCTACCTAATATTATAAGCTCGTCCATTAATTGTTTAGACTGTTTCTTAGACAGAACTTTATCTTTGTATTTTACCCTTCCTGTTGTACCATAGTCCTCTGTATCGACATCGCTAATGTCTTCTACATCTTCAAAGGAATTAATCTCTGCTTCTGCAGCAGCTTCTTGAACATCTTGTTCTTCACTTGCTACTTCAACTTCTATTTCTGATGCTGATTCCTGAGTATCGTCATCATCAACATCAATCTCAGATTCAGCAGCTGCTTCTTGAGATTCGGAATCGTCTTCAGGTAATTCTTCTTCAGAATAATCTTCTTCTTGTGTTTCTATTTCAGACTCAAGCTCTGATTCTGTTTTATCACCATCATCTACAATGCTATCAATATCATCTTCATCTTGAATACTTGTAGGTTCAACAGGTGAGTTTTCAGGTTGGTTTTTAGCCTGTGTATCTTCGCTTGGAACTGTTTCACCATCACCTTCTTCCTCTATATCGGAATCATCTGCAATCATTCCTCTTGTAAGAGCATCTAATGGGTTTATTGAATTGTCTTCTGATTCTACATCGGCTTCATCTTCAACGTTATCGGTATCTTTTACTTCATCTGAACCTTTCTTGCCGCTTAGAGCTTTCTCTTTCTGCTTGCGCTTTTTCTCATCACGAGCTTTATTTCTACTCATGTATCTTTCTGCAAGCTCATCTTCTTGTTGTAATGTATCAGGAATAGCTAAATCACCATTGATTCTCTCGCTATCTTCCAAATCATCAGATTGTTCTCTATTTGCTTCATTGATAATCTTTTCAGTCTGAGAATCAACTTTTTCTTCAGCTTCAACATCTCCATCTGCAGCATCATTCAGGTCTACTTCTGTAACCGGAGCATCTTTCCACAACCTATTAGCTATCCTATATCTATGTTCTTGGTCTTCAAGGTCTTTAAGAAGTTGTTTTAGTTGTGCCTTTTTAGAAATATCACTCATATCTCTACGAGTAGATTGGGCATCAACATGTTCTGATTCTAATTCATTCTTAGAATTAAGCTTAGCGTTCATCTTCTCGAATTGAGTAAGCTCTTCTTCAAAAACATCAGTTCTTTTTGTACCGTTTATAGCCTCATTAAGTGATATTGGATTTATAGATATATCTTTGTTGCCAACGAGAGAGTACATCTAAGCTAATATCTTTTGAGATTTAAGAGAAGCCTTGTTTATAAAGTATCTTGTAACAGCTTTATCATAAGAATCATCATTATCTATTTCATACTCATTAATATCATCTTTAAATAAATCTTCGTATGTATGATTTGTCTTACCTTTCTTATTACTAAGAATTCTATCTTGCTCATCTGTTAAGTTCTTCTCCAGTCTCTTAAGTTCAGATATAAGAGTGCCAATCTTGTCTGTGTCTATATCAAGCCCAGTTTCTCTTTGGTATAAGTTTAAGAACTCCAACCTTGACTCAGATGATGATAATATCTTTTTTATATTTTCAAGTTGTCTGCGAGAATTTAATACAGCTATTCTTTCTTTAATAAATTCAGCTTTAGATATATCATTATTAAAAGCATAATCTTCGGCGATATTTCTTATCTCATCAGAAAACTCTATATCGTTTTTAAATCTATCAAGCAAAGAAGAATATGTTGTATCAGTCTTAAGTTTAGAACGTAATGCTTTGACTATAAACTTATTCTTTATAGCGTCATCAAATGTCTTTGCTGTTTCATTAAATTGTTCTTTATGAGCTTGTCTAAATGCATATTCAATTGCAAGATTTTTTGATTTTGAATTTCCAAACACACTTGCTAAATCTTCATCAAATGCAGCTTTTCCAATCTTTCCGCTTGCATGGTTTTGAGAAACGTATTCTCTTATATGTTTGTTATTTTTAAAAACATCAAAGCTATTCATCTCTTTAGCGAAAGATGACAAGTCTTCTTTGCGCTTCTTGTCTACAGACTCTTTTGTAGATTCATATTCATCACTAAGCTTTTTAATTGTTTTTGCAAGCTTTGGATTTTCTTCTTGAATCTTATTTATTTCATCATCTGATAAAGTGCCTTCAAACAGCATATCTACAATATCAGCTCTTTCATGATTCAGTTTATCAACTTCTATTGCGTTTTCGTTAGCTGCATCATTACTCATCTGATAATCTGTAATTCTCTTAGCTCCAGTTACTACAAAGTTCTTATATTTATCGCTAAAAGTCTTAATACCAGCATCATTTAAAGTCTTCCTAATCTCTTTATTATTATACAGATTATATGCGTTTTGCATGAGCTGCATTTCAGCGTCCATATTAGACTTCTTTATAAAAGGATTACTTTCGTCAAGATTATTTTTAAGTCTACTCATAGACGTTATTAGCTGTTTGTCTGTAACGCCTTTTCTAAATGCATCATAAAACAATTCAAGGTGAGCTTGGTCGTCGAGGTCTTCAAAATGCTTACCTATAAGACTTGTTACTGTTCTATCTGACTTTACTTGCTGTATAAAGTCTCTAAAGTTATCACCACCTCTAAATTTAGCCGGAAGTGCATTTTTAGCTGAGTGTTGAACACCACTTTGCATAATAGATGAAGCAAAGCCTATATTCATAGCCTTTCTAATTTCATCTGTATTTAAGTTTTTGTCAAAAGGCTTTAAACCAAAGTATGCAAGCATAGATTCTCCAGCGAGACCGATATTTCCGAATACTTCATCTACGTCTAATATATTTTCACTTCTGTTGTAATCGTCATAAAGACCTCTTGCATATCTGTCTTGTAATATTTGCTGTTGACCTTCTTCAATTCCTTCAGATATACCCTCTGCTAATAATAATTTGCTTTTACTCTTTAAATAATTACCTAAAGATTTTGCGTAAAGACCTTTAGTCATATTATTTGCAAACTGTTGTGCAGAAGCAGCTTCTTTCTTTATAAATCTATTTGCTATTTTATCTGTAGCAGAGTTAAAGATTCCGTTAAATGTAGGTAAATAATCCTTAACTGTAATAAGCTCATCCATTATTGGTTGTGATAACTTAGATGAAGTTGCTCGTAACGATGGGCTTAAGAATTTAGCAACAGCTCTATTAGCGTTACTATTAATAGCAGCTTTAGCAAACTTATTAAGAGCTTTACCACCAAATGAATAGAATGGCATTTGCTGTGCATAATCCATAAGAGCTAAAGCATTATTAGCATTAACAAGTTTATTTATACCTTTTCTCGCATCTTTCTTAATTTGTTCAAAAGCCGGGTTGTCTGTTTGAACATTAAAAGCCACACCCATCTCCATAAGCTCCTGTGGAGTCATATCGGTTGTATCAAGATTGTTTCTTTTTGCATAATCTTGAATTTCTGATATAACATGACTTATGTTTCTTTCATCTGTAGCTGCAAGCTCGGAGAATACTCTTGTACCAAGACCTTCGATTTTCTCCTGACCAGTTTCTTGCCTTCTTTGTTTAACAGCAGCGTCGATACTGTTTGCAGCAGATGCTGCAGTTGCCGCCCAACCTATAACTGGAAGTTTTTTAGCAGCAAACATCAACAAAGCGTCTACTCCCTGAGCATTAAGAGTATGCTTCATCATAGCTACACTGGATGCTGTTTGTACTGCCGCATATTGTGGATGTATGATTAAGTCGTACCAGTTTTCACCAAATTTATCTACACCTTGCTTGAATGATTCTGGAATATCTTCTGGATTGTAAAGCTTTATAGTTTTATTAGCCCAGTTGTCTTTATTTTTTAAAGCGTCTCTTTTTATATTTAAAGACTCACTTACGCTTCCATCATACAACATGCTTATAACTGGGATAGCATTAGCCATCTGATTAAGTGTTACATTACCAGTTCTTGCTGCGTATTTATCTTGTTCATATTCGACAGTCTTTTCGGCAATCATATCTTTAAGATATTTCTTCCACTCCTGAGCTTTCTTTACATCATACTACTTTTGATTTTTTTTGTAAAGATTTAGGAATGAATCAGAGTTCATGATTGCCTGTTCTGTTATAGCTGTATCATAATATGAGTTATTCGTTAAACCTGTAGCATTTCCAAGTTTTCCTATGTAATTTGCTCCATAGTTAAGAATATTCTTACCGAGGTTTAATAATTGAATAGGACCATCATACCATTTACCACTTCCACCTAAGTTTTGAAATATATAAGATACGTTTGCTTTAATTTTATCAGAAGCTGATACATTATCAAGGTTGTACATAAGTTTTCTTACAACCTGATGATTTCTACCTTCTCCTGTAAAGTAATTATCAAGATTTTTTATCTGCTTGTCAGCTTCATCATATTGAACCTTAAGTGTTTGATATTCTACATCACTTGTACTACCACCAGATTTTATATGATTTTTCATAAGTGTCTCAAACTTACTTTTATCATTTTGAAGCTCACTATAGTTTTCAACGAGTTTTATATCTTCAAGGCTTTGTTCGTAATCATCTATCTAAGCCAAATCATCATTCGCTGAAGTTTCGAGCAGTTTTTGTGTAAAAGCCCTTGCTGTATTTTTAGCACCAAGATTCCCAGTAGCCATACCTACTGTAAAAGCGAGTACTGACGAATTTAATCCATCAATAAAACTCTTTGCTTTATCGAGCCATGTATTATGCTCTATGCTTGCTCCGTTGTCCATATAACTATATACGGCGGGAGCGTTGTAAATAGAAGTAGCGTCTCCTTTATATATACCACTATTGTAAGGCGCAGAGAAAGCCTAATTTTGAGCTGCTTTATTTTGCTCAAAACTGGCTAACCATGCACTTGCACCAGGAGTTGTATATGAAGGTTTACTTTTACTACCCTTATTAAAACTCTTGTATCTCATATTAATTATCTTGTCTATGACGATTTATATTGTCTTTGCACTTCTCTTGCTGCGGCTTCTTTTCCTCCAAATAAACTCTTGTCATAAGAAGTGTCTATTTGTCCGTAACCCTGACCGCCATTGTTATCTATCTGTTTAGATATTGGAATTTCTACAAATGTATTATTTACCTTTGAGTCTATAGTAGTACCATTAACATTCATCATTCTCAAACCTAAACTCTTTATTAATTGTGGAACATTAGAAGAACTAACACCTATAGAACTTGCATATCTTTCGAGTACACTATACGGTACTGAAACATTTGCTAAAATATCTAACGATTGTCCTTTTCCTCTATTTGGAACTGTAGTTACGCCAATTCCACTTTTACTAACAACCCAACCTTTTATCTTATTTCTCTTAAGGAAGTTTTGGAACATCTTACTTTGACTACCATTTGTTAAATCTCTTCCAGTAGAAGCATTATGGGCTCTATAATTTCCAAACCAAACACCACTTTCTGAGAAGTTTAATACTGGATGTTTCTTTCCAAACTTAGCTTTACTTTCATCTATAACATATTGCTCTTCGTTTCCACCTGTAAGAAGATTTATTATTTGCTTTCTACCTTCAGCATTAATGTCTGTAAATACATTATTATAGTAGCTTGAATTTAATCTATTTCTTTCATCTGCACTATAACCACCCTTACTTACATCTTTATTTGAGTATGCCATAGCATTAGTAAATCTACTTGTTACATTACCAAACTTGTCTATCAATCCGTTCTTGGCGGCATTACTATAACCTTCTGCAGAAACTTTATTCCACCAGTTTCTGTGATGTATAGCGTCGTTATACAACCTCTTTTGAGCTGGTGATAATCTACTATATCTAACCTTCCAGTTTGTTTGTTCTTCCTTAGATAGTTTACCATCTCTATTAGCATCAGCCTTACCCAATATACCATAAGCCTTATTCAGCCAGTAATCAGATATTCTCTTAGTATTTGCTTGGAAATTCTTAGGTCCAGCTATATTATCTGTCTTCTTTCTATTTGCAGACTCTATAAGTTGTTCTGTAAATGAAAGTGGAATAGGTTGCTGTGCGTTCTTTAGAACAGGATTACCCTTTGCATCCGGAGTATAATTTGACAACTTCCACTGTAACCATAAATTATCTCTCTGACCAGCTTGTCTAAGTTTCTCCATACGAATTTCTTGTCCAAATCCTTCTCTACGAGCTTGTGTCTGATAAGCCTGCTGCTTGTCTAACATTGCGTACTGATTAACAGATTGAACTGGATTAACCATCCATTCCTTATTTGCTTGTGCTACGTTTTCTTGCAACCTACCCTCTATCTGTGCCATAGTTGGTTTTTCTATACCTTCAGATAAAAGCTGTCGTTTTGCTAAATCTCTATAATAATCAGATATTGTAGAACCTTGCCAGCCTGGAGTATTCTTTGCTGCAATACCTTTAATATCACCCATTGTAAATCCAGTATAGTCGTATCTTCTATCGTACTTCATACCGAAACCTTCTACATCTTTTTTGGTAAGAGTGTGCGGAGTTCTATTATTAAACCAATTATCAGTTGCTTCTTTAAGTGTTACAAATTGAGCTGGGGATTGTCTTGTCCATAACCCATCTCTGATAGTATTCCATCCTTGTAGATTCTTACCACCAGTTATAAAGTCTTCGTAATCCTAATTAAACTTATTCTAAGCTTCAAGCTGAGCTTTATTTCTAAGATATTCTTGAGCAATCTTAGAACCCATCTTTAGTTTATTTATATCTCCAACTGGTAAACTATTAATAAATCTTGATATTTCAGCACGACCTTCTACACTTCTAAGAGGGTCTATACCTCTTTCATAAAGACTATTTATTAGGTTTTTAGAGCCATTTAATACATTTGTATTATACCAGTCTGCATCTTCTTGAATAGGTGTAAAGAAATCACCGTATTCTTTCTTAAAGTCTTTTATTTCATCTACACCTCTCTGATACATATCACGAGCGGCGTTAATTGATGCCATCATTATTTGAGAGTCATATAAATCTCTCACGGGTAATTGTACCCACTAATCTCTTGAATATACCATAATTATTTATATATATAACCCGGTGTAAAAATCGGAGGTGTTACTGTTGTAAAGTCTACTGGTGTAAATTCCTATGTATATGGAATTACTTTTGTTGTAGGTATACCAGCACGTCTATAATTATTCCTTTTTATATTCATATTTGGCATTCTCTACGGTACAAGACTTAATGGCAATGCTGCTGCAAATGCATTTCCGATGCGTCCTTTTGGTATTGGTAGTGCAGTACCGCCTTGATTATATACCGTCTAATCTCCAAGTATTTTATCTTTATCCAAATCAACTTGCTGCTGATACAATCCAAGCATACCGTTTCCAGTTTGTCTTTTATATTCATTAGCTGCATATTGATTAACATAATCCATAAAGTTACGTAAACCCATCTGCATGCCTTGTTGTCTTGCTGCATGTGCTTGAGATGCATATTCAGTATTATACTGATTAGCCTGCTGTCTACGTTGCGCTTTAGCATTACCAGCATTAAGAGCAGCTTCAGCCCACTTTCCTCTATACTGATTGTTAGCTTCTTGAGCTCTTTGTATAGCATTAGTTATATTTTCTTGAGTTCCTAATCCAGTAGCAACGTTAGCCAAATATTTCTGAGCACCGCTTAAACCACCAGCTCTATTTATAGCAAACCTATTTTGTCTATCTTGGTCATATATATATTTTAATGCTGTATATGGATTAACTCTTAATTTAGCCATCTGTTCTAACGCGGCTCCTTCGTAAGGATTTCCTGCATATATATCAGGAGTGTGTATTTTTTGACCTTTAGCGTCCAAGTACTAATACAGGCTTGTAGCAGCACCAAGACCCATTGGAATAGCATTGCTCATCCAAGACATCTCTGGAATCTTTCCATTTGCAAACCCAGGATATTGTTGTTTATAATTATTCATATCTCTCATGTAATTATGCTGTAAAGCTTGTTGTTCAGATAAATCTCTTAGCTTTTGAACTATAGGCTCTTTAATTTTATTAACCTGTTCTTGCTGGAACTCATCACTATCTTTTCCAAGCTTACCTCTAAGTTCATTTAAAGCTTTATTGCTGCGATTTTCATACTTTTTATTAATCTTTTCTAAAGCTTGTGTATACGGTAAAGATTGGTCTCTAAACGTAGTACCGGTTCTCCAATCAACATCCTAACCTAATACAACTGTATCCTCATTTAGGTTTGCTAAATTTGTATCTTTACCAGGCTTACCAGTCTTTACAACATGTCCTGTAGTATTATTAGTATCTTCTAAATTATCTATTATACTCTCTCCTGCAGCGACTCTTGCATTAGGCTGAGCGTTAATCTTACCAAGTGATGTATATACGCTCTAATGGGCTGTAAATAGGTTCTTTGACACTCCTTTATCTTTACCATGCTTTGCGTATAACAAATCATCTTGAGTTGTACCATTCTCATTATAGTACTGCTGTGTCATATAATCAGATTGTGCTGAAGATTGATTGTAGTTATTTTTATTTATAGCATTTATCTTAGCCTGTTGTAATCTTCTGCGCATCTCTCTTCTGCGTTTACCAGCTCCAAACAAACCTCCAACAAATCCAGCTACAGCACCTATTCCTGCACCAATAGGACCTCCTACAGACATTCCTAAAGCTGCACCAGATGCAGTAGTTTTAAATGTGTTATTGTTGTTCTCTCTGTTTAATTCTGACATTTGTCCAGAATAGTCAATATCATTAACTTTCTGATAACCAAATCCAATTCCATTAGAGTATGTTGTACCAGCTTCTTGCATTATCTAATCAGAGCCTTTAACACCATTAAAAGAATTGGTTAAGTCTCCAATAAAACCTATACCAGCACCAAGAGATTGTTGAATATTTGGTTTAGAGAACTTTAAAAAGCTGTTATTTCCAGATTGCTAACCTGGTGTTACCCCAAGAAAATAATCGTTATAATCTCCATACATATTACGATTAAATGCCGATATTGGAAGACTGTCAAACCCAGTAGCAAATCCTGGAAGAGAGTTAATTGGCGTTCTCATTTTTCTCATACGATTTAACTCCATAAAGTTCTATATTTAGTTGTTATATATTGTATAGCTAATTTTTTATCACTAGCTTTATTTTCTATATTACAAATCATAGTTTTACCTCTCATTCTATTTCCGTATTGTTTTTGCAAAGCGTTATTAACGTTTGCTCTCGGTATTGCAAATCTATAATCATAATATCTATTAGACACGTGGTCAGATTCTAATATATTTGAATCTTGCCCTTGTGTATGAAACGATTCTTTTATCTAATTCTTAAATTGTTCATTTCCACCAAACAAAACATTATCAAATACCTTTACAGTTTGAGGATTGTCATTAACAACGTATTTAAGTTGGAAATTTAATACCACACCAAGCATATCTTTATATTTATACAGATGGTCATATTCATTACTATCGTATTCGTATAGATAGTCTCCACTGCAATAAAAAGACCTACCGAATGCGTTTATGCTATCTATATTTGACTCTTGGTCTGTCTCTGAATAAAACTGTTGCGTTTGTTCATTAAATACAAGAGATGTGTTTTTATTTAACGTAAACAAAACTTCATTGTATTTTGTGTTTTGTGTAACAGCGTGCATTCTTCTTTCAAGCATTGAATTTTTATCAGACTCGATAGAATTTAATCCACTTTCAACAACCTTCTGGATATTTTTAACCTTAGACAGTATTTGATAATTAGATTGCCCTGTATATTGACAGTACTGTTTGTTTGTAAAGTCTATCCAGTATAATGCGGTTGGTGTTACTGTTGATGCAAAAGATTCATCAAGCATTCCATTTTCTGTAGATATATAATCATATCTATCTAACACACCACCAGAACCAAGCAGTAGCTTATTATTATCATTATCTGTAAGAGTTGTTCTTTCATTTACAGACATTATACCGAACGCGCTCTCCTGAAAGAATATTAGATTATTCCTAAACGTCTCAAGGTTTGTTATCTTACCATTATCTGGATTTACGTCAATATAGTTTGCAGCCATAAACGTAACCCACGAATCACGAAGTTCTCCGTTTTCTTTTTTATTAGAATACCTACATCTATAATTAAAGTTATTAACATCCTTTTCAAGTAAAGATGATTTAGATGAATATATACTAGCTTTATAATCAGAACTATATGCAGTGTTATATATATACTATGGTTTATCTTGTGTTATATAGTCAGATATTTTAGAAGGCTCTTCTTGTAACCAAGTAATATTAGCATTGTCTTTATTCTAAGCAAACTCAAACCCATTTGTATAAAATAAGTTTATACTTGTTTCAACAGGTATATAATTAACAATTGCTGTAGTTAACGGAGCTTTTAAATCATTATGATAGAACTTATGTGTAGATACATATTCAAACGGGCATATGTAAGTATCACCATTAAACACATCGACTCTATTTTCTTGGTTTTTATTATATCTATATATATCTGAATAGCTATAGTATAAAGAATCATCTATATCGCTCTTCTGAAACCCACCATACGGTATAATATCTTTTGTTATATTACACAGATATGTTCCGAGCATAGAAAATCCATATATATAATCCTTTGATAAATCTTCATCATATCCTACAAGTTCAATCCATTTTGGTGAAGGTTTTACATAGTTTTCATTCCAACCCGGTCTCATAGAATTATCATACTATACATTCCTAACACCAGGCTTTGGGCTTCCTAAATTATCGCTTAGTACAGATTGTATATATTTTGAACCTACAGTGTCGGACAGCTGGAATACCTCACAGTCTTCTTGACCTGTATTAATATTATTCCATTTATTATCTATTTGCATCAAAAGACTTGAAGAGCCAGGCCCTATTATACCAACATCGTAATATTCCACTTTAAGACCGTCTACTTCACATACTGTTTTAAGCTCTTTTATATCTTCTCCAAATAAATTACCAGATACCCAGTTGCAGAACTAATATTGTCCAACAGTGTTGACTTTATCTATATATGAAACAATAGTATTGCCTTTAGAGTCTGTACTTGCGAAATCATTCCACTTCAGTCCTTTTACAAATTTATAGCTACTTATTCCACACTTATCATTTACCTTCTTAACTTTAGAACCGAATACATTAATCTTACCATTCTAATCTTTTGTTGAAACGTTATCACAGTAGCCTTTTTCATGTGGTACAACTGTAACAGCATGAGATTGGTTATAGTATTTAAATATACGTTTTGATGTTTTGATACTATTCTGTATTAACTCTAATATTTTATCATTACTGTATTTGTAGCTAGATGATACGTTTAGATTGTAGTTTTCGTTTAATATGTTATATCCGTAAAACATATTATACAAAAGAGCATTGTCTTTAAACTTATCGTTTTCAACATTATAAAATTCCTGAGTAGCTCCGCCATGTTGTATATACAATAACTTTTTATCATTATCATTAACATTTAACACAGTGCTTAGCTTATCAAAACTCGCTTGTGGAAATAAATATTTTATAGTTCTAATACTTGTATTATAACCATTGAGTACATCTGTAAAAGACGATTGGTTGTATGAAAACTCTGGAGATATAAACTGATATAGTTCACAGTTCTATAAGTTGCTTGATGTAACGCGCTTACCTTCGTTAGCATTAATCTTTGTAAATATGTTGTCATCGGAACTTGACGTTATAAACTTATTTGTAGTTATAACAAAGTTAGGCGTATATGGTTGATTTGGGTGATTTGTATAATCCTTAAATATCTTTTTTACTGGTCTTGATATAACACCCTGTGATACAACAGATATATCATTAGACGTTCTATTACATCTAACTATTTCATATTGAGCTATATCATATTTATCTAAATCGTGTAGTGTAAACTCTATTCCAAGTGAATTTATACCAAGTTCTGTATTAACACCGCCATATTCAAATGTGTGAAATCCGGCAACTTGTAAGTCAGGAACTCGTATATCTGTAATCCATTTTACTCTACTCCTATTTCCAAGACTATCGGTAAATATAATTCCAAATCTATACAACTCTCCACGTCTCAATGATTTCAAATTAGATGCTATTATCGGGTCATTGTATGTAGACCCTTTATATATATCTTTATTTGGAATATCACCAGCATCAACAAAACTACCAAATTTGTCTATATAGTATTTCTTTAAGATGTTATCATTGTATCTCTATATATTCTTTAATGGTATATTTTCAGAGTTAGATATAAAAACTCGTTTTTTATCAACTGGTATACCTTTGTTGGAAAGTTTAGAATTTGCATCATCAAAAGATAAATCTGTTTTATTTTCAACCTTGTTACAGTCTCCAGAAAATTGAGTTACAACAAATTTCCAGTCTATATGCTTACCAGTTCCACCATAATAAATGTTACCAGAGTTATCTGCCGCAGTAAATTGAAATGCATATTTCTTATAACCAGTCGCAGAATGTTCCCACATAAACCCATCGTTTATAGTGTTTATATACTACGTTGTATCATTTACATTATTGAAGCAATCACACTTACTTGTAATATCATCAAACAACTTCCAATTATCAGCTTTAAGTTGTTCTATAGTCTTTCCGTAAAGTAGGTTATTGTCCTTATCGTTATAGTTAGATGCATAAGGTTCACCTACTGTAGAAAATCTTAATGCGACTGTATTTATCTCATCAAATTTACTTGTTTTTTCAGAACTCTCTTTTATTTGAGCTGCAAACAAATAATCATCTTTCGATTCTATGACTCTTGGTATTATGTGTATGCCAGATATAGAGTTATATTCTTGTATTGTTAATTTCTATAATGATTCGTTATTATCGTCAGTATATGTGAAGTTTTCTCTAAAAATACCATCGTATATAATACTAACTTCTGGCTAATCACCAACTTTATTGTAATGTATTCTAAATATTCTAATAGTATCATATATATCTTTTTTAATATCAAAAGATAATTTTATACCAATATTTGAACTCTTACCACCATCAACACCAGTATAATCATAGTCATTATTCTTATAGACTATAGGTATTAGTTTTGTTGTTGGTGAAACTTGTGTTGATTGTTTATATCTTGAATATAATTGATAGCTATATTGATTTGCTCCAGCTTTAAGATTTCCAGATGTTATCTGTTCTATTTTTGGAGGATATAAAACACATGTATTATTTGATGTTATCTGATTTATACTTGTTGGTATTGGATTTGAAGACAACTCTGGTAAGACGTCAATTATCATAATTGTATGAACACCATCTGCTACATACAACTTAATATTATCATCACCTTCTTTTCTACCAGCAATGCTAAACTTTTTTGTACTATTTAACATTATTTGATGCTGAGCTTCTTCTGCTGTAGTAGCATTTATATAATCAGAACATGGACCAAATATAATCTTTAATGTATCAACGTCTACTTGCTTACTACTTTCTTGAGGTATTTCAAATCTATATACACGCAATTTACCATCTTTATCTATAACAAACAATATACCATATTTGTCTATTTGATATGTGTTTTTTATATACCCAAGACCCTAAAATATTTCTTTATCCCCGTTTATACACTGCAACTGACCAGTATCTCCATCTGGTCCGTGTACAAATCTAAGGTTTCTGGCATATCTATATTGGTCTGAATTTAACAAATGGTCAGCTACATCTGAGTTCATACCGCCAGAAAAAGTATTAGTTTGTATGTTTTGTTGTTTAGAATCCATTGTAGTAATCATTATATGTTAATTGTTCTTTACCAATATATTTAAAGAATGTGTCGTCTCCATCCCAATCTGGTATAAGCTTATTCCAATCATTCTTTATATTCTACATATCATCTGGTGTTGGCATCATTGCTTCAGCGTATGCTTGACCTCTATAAAAATTCCATTGAGTTTGTAGATAATTATATATTGTTATGTTTGCACTCTTTAGTTTACCACCAAGCCTACCTTTCATAAACTTAGGGAAACTGAGCTTCATTGTAACATACCAATATATTGCTTCTTGATATGATGCTAAATCTGGTATCAATGGATAGCCTCTCTCATCTACAGGAATCGCCTTGTAAGAAAGCTTAACATACCCATCTTTCTTGTTCATTACAATCCAGCCAGGCTTAATGAAATATTCAGGCTTCTCTTCATGTTCGTGATTATAAAGTCTATCTTGCACAACTCTCGTTTTAGGCAAATTAATCTAAGATTGTGTTGTTGGGTATTTATGCTGCATATTTGGAATACATTCAACATCTTGACTCTCTTTAGCTAAATTCTAAGAGTTTGTATTTATTGTAACACCGTGTTTTATATTTGTCTTCTGTGGTGTTTTAAATATTGCAGTCTGTGTACTGCATGGAACATATTGTCCATCTATTGAAGCTGAGTAAGCCACACCGTCTAAATGTATTAAGTCTGAAGGCAACGGCGTCTAATAATCCTATAATTTTAATATAGGACATCCGTCAACTCCAGACTATCTGCTGATATACTACATTGGTGCACCAATCTTTTCTATGGCTTCAAATATCCACTCCTTTATATCACTGGTTCTCTACCTAGCCTCAGAAGCGTCTAAATCAGCCATAATTTTAGCTATGACTGATTCACATTTTGTAAAATTGTATATCATTTATATTTATGTAATCGTGATTATTAAATATTAACTTTGCCAGTTTTCTCTTATTCGCTCTAACAAGACTTAATTGATATTTGTATCTATCTGGAAATGTCTAAGGTATTTTAGACCAGTGTAATCTAAATTTATATCCGTCAGAGTGTTCATTTAAATGATATATTCTCTTCTCCAATTCTTTACTGGCTTTAAAGTCTACAGATAACGATTTACCTGTATATGTCTTGGGTTTATATTTTCCTACCTGTATAAAACCAAGCCCATAAGGCATTTTAAAGCCGTCTGAGCTGTTTAATACTTTATCTAGTATAATCTCACACATAGACTATAATATGCGCTTATACACGCTATATGGCACGTCTATTGGTAAGTTTTTATACATATCTCTAAATGTAATTGAGTTTTTACTCTTCATCATCTTGTGGTCCGTGTGGCTTAACACTTGCTAACGTAGAGTTATTGCTATCATCGCTCGGTCTACCAAGCATAAAGTTAAGCTCAGTTTTAATAATAGCCTCTTTTATTAGCGGTAATATCCACGCGGGTAATTTTATATCATCTTCTTTCTTTGAGTCCCATATATCATCTACATCTTCTTCATATATAGCAAGAACCCATATATTCTTAAGCTTATTATCATCTTGATTACCTTGTACGTAAATATAACCATCTTTATAATAAGCCGTAAGCTCATTTCCTGTATATTTTCGATGATAATGATAATGTCTACGAATATGATTCATATACTGTATATTCTCACCCATCTGGTCATGAACAGCAAGTATACTATCCTCATCGTCATTATATATTCCCTCTAACTTCTATTCGGTCTTTCTTGTATATATTGGATACTTATCTAAAGAATCTACATCTACAAGTTTAAGAGGACCTGTCTCTTTCTTGTAAATGTCATCAGATAACTCTAACAATTCATCTACAGTTTCAGACATCTATTTTAACCTATCAAGTCTTTGCTTAGTAAAGTATTTCTTATATTCTTTAACCCATATACGAACCTACTCCCTTGACAAATCTTCGCTCTCACTGATGTTGTTATTTCTAATTAGAAGCAATATATCGTCAACAAACTATCTAAGTGTAACGTATGTCATATTACTTATTTATTGATTCTATTACTCTAACATCTGAAGTTTTAAGTAGGTCATTAGTATTAACTATTTCATACTTATATACATTCACTTTCTTGAAGTCTAGAGTAAATAAACGTTTTAAAAAACTCTTTTTATTCTTATATTTTCTACTTCTATATACATATAAGAACTGTTGATTTTTTACATCTAACTTAACACTAACAGTATCTCTACCTATAGTATAAGCTACTTTTGTAAGGTTGTTGTAGTTTATAGTATCTGAATATATACTATCTTTAAGTATAGTTTTAACTATATCCTACCCCCTTACCCCCTTATTCGCACTAACGTATATAGTCTATGTTTGAGTTGCGACAGTGTTTATAACCTTCGGTTTAATCTTAAGTTCTTTTCTAACACTATCTATCTAACTCAATAACTTATCATTAGTGTTTCGCAACTAAGACATATCAAGCTTTAACACATTGTTAGCCTATTCAGAGCCATTAAGCATACCCTGATAGGCTTCAATGTTATTATTAGCTATTTCTATGCGTTCTGAGAGGACTTTATTCTTATTGTAGAGTATTACACTACAAGCTACGAGAACACCCATCAAAACGCCTAGAAGTGCCTTATATGCGATTCTTTTATATTTAAGCAGAGGCTTCAGATTCTTCAGACCTTTTATTAGCCCGCTTATTATTATCGCTAGATTCATTTAACATTACATTATTGCTTGATAATATTGTGCGTAATTCGCCAAACTTAGTGTTTACATATGCAGACACACCGAATATACTTCCTGCATAAACGAACGTTTGCGCAATATACCAAAGTATACTATCCTCAATGTTGTGCTGATTGAGGAAAAACGACAAAAACGCCAAACAAATACCACTTAATAGTGAAATTGACGCAGTTGAATATTGTACTAATTCCTTGTGATGCCTTTTCATGATATATTTATTGTTACCTTTCCATTTTTACAAGCATCTCTTATAATCGGGTATAACTTATCAACATACATCTTAGAGTTGATAACTTTTCCGACAACTTTATTCTATCCAAGTAATATACACCCTTCTGAATCTTTTGCAGTATTACCTGCATGTATAAGAACCCCGCTAAATGAATTAACATTTAACAATCTTGGAGTGTATCTTTTAAACCTTGGAGAATAAGCCCATACTACCTCGTATAATCCATACGGTATAGCAGTTTCTCCTTTTACTTTCTTCTCTCCGTTATCGAAGATACCATTTTTATTTAAATCCCTAACTCTATCCTCAAGCGTATCACAAAAATATACACCGTCAATATAGAGTTTTCCAATTGTGTACGTATCACGCAAAGCGACACGCTTAAGTTCAAGTTTCATAGTATTATTATTTATAATCTTCCAGAATAAATTGTTCACCTTTGTCTATTGTAACAGTTCTAAGGTTATTTGAACCCCATCCAGATTCATATATTGTTAAAACTATTACAACTTTATATTTACCAGCTCTTCTTTGGTCTTGTGCTGGGAAATACATCTCTATCTATCCTTTGTTTTCAAGCACTCTTGATGGACATAGATATTCTGTAGGAATGATTTTAAATTGTTTAGAGCGTACTCCAAATCCATTATATGTTGGGAATATTCTATAATCGTCAATTGGTCCAAACATACCAGAGTTATACACTTCTTGATTATATGGGAGCCAATTATATCTAAACTTATTAGTATAGTTTATATCATATTCCGTAGGAGAATAATATTGTGGATAACCAAAATTATCAAGGTTTACATACTCCTATTCATCTGTATTTATAACATAACATCTAAGTTGTTTTATAGATGTTAAATCAAAATCAGATAATTCAGATAAGTTATACACTCGCTTAATATCGGTGCCTATTGTATATTTATCCATATTAAACTATATGTATTATAACAAAAAAGCCGGAGTAGGGCTATGCCCAACCCCAGCCAGATTGTATGGTTAATGTTTATTATTCCATAAAAGCCTTAATAACGGCTGAAATAGCAGCACCTTCACCCTTCTTAGGATAGATTTCTACAGACTGCTTAGTAAGTCTATGCAGGTCATCTGCTGTACGATACATATTCTCAAACTGGAATGTAATAGCATCATACTGACCGTCGAGTTTAACATTCAACTCTGGGAGAGTAGTCTCACGAAGAGTACCATTACCACGATTGATAATACCATCATAACCAAGAGCAGCAGCCTCACGGTCTCTAACATACTTTGGAGAAGCTGTGTAAATTACACCAGCTTTCTTAGTAACTTCAAGACCAGGGAGCATAACTCTCTTATTAGAACCAAGAGTAGAGATTCCAGCAACATCAGCAAAAGCAACCCAAAGGTTTACGCTAAAGCGAACTGTAGCTGCAGGGCTGATAGAGTTAACTGAATTGTCATCATCATACTCCATAGCTGTAAGAGTAAGAGTTTTAGAAGCAGTGTCGTACTTAGCTGTTACACGAGCACGCTTTGTATCTTTGTTAATAAGCTTCTCAAGACCTTTAGCGATAGCCTCCATGTCTTCACCGCCCTTTGTAACATACTCGTAAGACTCAGTCCACTTACGATAGCGAGTATTCATATCCTTGTATACGATACGAACAACAATACTATTACCAGCAGTCTTAAGCTTCTCAAGGATGTTAACATCAGTTACACCTGTAAAATTAAGTTCAACCTTTTCAGGCATATCTTTCTTCCAGTCTGATGTTGCCAAGTTCTTAACAGAACTCTTTGAGATTGGGTTTGTCCAGTCTACAACAGGTGTAAACTTCATAGAACCATCTTTAGCAATTACCTTTGATATTTTATTGGTAATCAAACCAATCTTAATTTTGTCTGCTTTTTTAGCCTTTACAGCGTCAAGAGCTTCATCAGCGCCATTTGCGTCAGCTATGATAATCTTGCCAACACCAGCAATACTAGATTTATCTGCAACTGTAAGAGCTGAAATATTGCCTGAGTACAGTGCACCAGTTTCGTTTGTTACGAAAACGTCATTTACGTATGTAATCATAATTGTATATGTTTAATTAATTTTTTCTACTCACCGCACACTCGTCATATATAAATACAACCACGGCTTTCCACGTTAAAATTATTCTTGTGTCATAACCTCTTGAGTAATAGACTTGTAGCGTTCGTTTTTGGTATTCTCCAAATACATCTAAGCTGCTATTTTAATTATCTCTGGCATGGTTATGTCGTCAAAATCTTCGTAATCATCAAATGGATTACTAAGTGTTATTTTCTTTGGAGCTCTTAAATACCCCAAAGTGTATTTTTTTATTTTGTAGTTTTTGTCCGTTAATAAATAACAACCATCGTTATTACAAACTCTCAAAGGTCTTGCTACGCCATATTTATAATGAAAATCTGTAAGGCTGTTTGTAACTCTATACATAAAGCTATCAGACGTACATTCAAACACACTCGTAGCATAATCATTTTCTAAATTATTATCAGTTATAACAACATCCTCATTTAAAGAGAATAGAAAATCATCTGGATACCTTGTAAAATATGAATCGTATTGAGGATTGTTTGTATCTAATGCAAAGGAGTCTGTATTAAAAGTTTCGTATAGGTTGATTAAATCGTTTCTACGCTTCTCATTTTGCTCATATGATGTTTTATGCACAAAATCGCTATTAAAGCGTATCTTGACAAATTTATCAATTGCTTGATTAATCCAGAATAAAGAATCTCTTGTAAGAGGTTTTTCTATTTCGTTTACTACACCTATCTCGGTTTCAAAAGCCTCTAATATGTCTATGTATTTCATTCTTCATCCTCCCTATTTCTTCTATTAGCATCTCTCTCGTTTCGAGCTTGTTCTTTAGCTCTTCGCTTTAGATTTTCTAATGTTACACCATATTTATATGTATATATATACAAATCTACAGCACCTTTGACTATATCCCAAAACGCATTATATGACAACTCGCATGGAGATTCCTATCCCGGCAATATTGAAAAATCAGCAGGGAAAGAATAATATGTCATAACCAAATGTTTTATTTTTGTATACTTGTCATGGAATACTTTTATATTATTTGCAACATCTAAGTCATCAACTGTAGATTCTAATACAACTGCAGGATGCCTCATTATAAACCCATCATTACTAATAGAATTAATAACGGTATTTATATCATGTTCTGAGCAAACTGTATTTAGTAAGCTGTGTGTAGAAATTTTTGGAGTTCCTCCTATCTGAGGTATTACAGTTTCATTTGGATGTTCATAAGATGTTGTACATATAGACACACTACTTATATATTGATAGTAATTAGAAGGAAGTTCAAATATGTTACAATATTTATAATCTTCAAATATTTGAGATTCTGTAACCTTTGATTTTCTACAAATCTCTTTCTTTATAAGAGTTCTCAACTTCTCTTGTATAACCGGTATAGCATTAGGGTTAGTTTTACTAGATTGTATAAGCTGTATCATAAGAGTCTAAACGTACTGCTGACAGTATTGGTTTAAAAACTTATATATTGTTTCAGTATCAACTTTATTTTCAACTTCAAATGATGGGTCCATTTCGATTAGTCTTCGCTCGAACTCAACCCCTAATTGTTGTGTTTGTTCTAATGTCATGATTCAAGCCCCTTCATTTGTATTTTAGTTTGTAATCTTGGAGATTCAACAATCTCTGTAGCTATAATTAATGCTAAATTGATAAGCTCTTCAGCCATTGTGTCTGATAGTTCAAATTCAACAGTACTTTGCTATATATTTGTATCTGATGTAAATTTCTTTGGTTTTTGTATATACTTATAAGATATATTATTTACAACATTTTTAATGTCATTAATATCTCTTTTAAGTATATGTAGTTCTTTATTGTATATAAAATACATTGGTGTTTTAGACCATGGTTTATTATATGATGACCGTGTGAACTTATATGCATCTTTAATCTGTATTTGCTTACACTTATCACAAAGAACATCCGTTCCATGCTCGTCGCCATACATTATACAAACATCTACTATATACAGTATATTATTATATTTGTTATCCAGATTTACAATAAGTTCATTTTTATAATCAACTTTACTTGTTACTGCATCAGAGCCAACTTTTATTAACGGTTGTAAATCTTCAACTGCTTTAACATCACCTTCAAACGACATTCTTCTTTGATTATTCCCTGTAAATTTTTGAGCTATTAGAGCTAAGTATGCTTTGTCGAGTAATGTTGCAATTTCGTAATCAGTTAACGACGGATATGACGTGGTGATATTTTCCTTGTCATATTCAATCATAAACTTTTCGTATATATCTGCATGCGTCATACGTCGTTTAATTTATATTACTTATTATTTGTTTCGTTTATAATAGCAAGCTTTAAGTCCTGATTCTTTTTGTTATCCAAGTAAGCTACTGCTTCTTGCAATGATGTAGCAAACATATCTGAGCCGTAGAAGTAGTTTGTCTTATCCTTACGAATAACACCTTTAGAGATAGCTTCTTCAATAACAAACTCAGTATCCTTAGTTTTATTATCAATCCATTTCTCAAAGAACTTCTTGGGGTTCTTATCAACCATTGTAAACAATGTAGATTCTACAAGTTCGTTTGAAAGGTCGTCTGACTTAACACCAAACAATCTAAGACACTTGCGCATTTGGTCTAAGCTAAGCTTGTCAAATTCACGAATAGCATCTCTACGCAACTTGTTAACTTTATTCTGTTCAATAGCTTCTGCCTGTCTGTTGATAAGCAGATAATCTTTACCGGCGTCAAGTTTGTCTAACGATGTAGCAACTCGCTTATGACCAGTTAAAAACTTTATAATCATCTGTTGGCGAGGAATTGAGTCATCTAACAATAAAGGTTTAGCACCAATCTTTACACAGAATGTGGTCCAAAACTCACTTGTGCGAGAAAGATGTCCTTCATTATAACCTAAAGCTTTTTCAAAATATTTTTCATCTTCTGGTGTAAGACCAGTATATATCGAGCCAGACCTTGTAAAATAAGGGGCGATATAATCAAAACATCTGCTGTACTTAAGCAAGCCAGCCCATGGATTCTTTTTCTTAATTCTTAATTCAACTACCATAATATTATTTTAATTAGTGTTGTTTCCCTTATATATTATTCAACAGGGGCTGATTTCTCAGCACCCTATTGATATAGTATATAGTGGATTATATTGATTACGCGTTATTTGCAATCAAGTCTGTTTCGTCAGCATCACAATACAATACACCACAAGCGAGTGGGTTACGTACCATAATACCTTCTTCACCGAGGAAGTGAACCTGATAACCATCACGGCTGTTAGAACGCAATGTGTTTACTGAGTTGCCATAACCACTTGGGATTACAGAACCACCAGTACACCACTGTACGAACTCACGACCCTTGCGACAAACCTTAACGATGTTTGCCATACCATCACGCATACCGAGGTCTAAGAACAAGAATGTGTAAGACATCAGTGGTTTACCTGACAGTGGGTGCAATTGACGGAACATTTCCATATTGTCAAACAATGCACACTTCTTAAGTGTTAATTCGATACCGTTTGTCATCTTGTATGTAGTAAACTGACCACCAAGAGTCAATTCTTGACCACTACCAGTGATAAACTTAGTATCGATGAGCTGCATGTTAGCAACTTTATCTTTAAGAATGCGGTCGAATTCACGGAATCCCATCTCTCCAGTAAGAGCGATGAATTTACGTTCGTTTGTACCAAGCATGTTGTAGCAAAGGTCGAACAAATAATCTTCGAGCAACTCTGCTGTCAAAGTTGTGTAATAACGTGTGTTAGCTGGGCTAATCTGTTCAAATAGACCTGCACTGATACTAACGGGACGACCATTTGTACCCTTGTTTGCATAAGTACCATCTGAGTTACGATTAGACTTAGCAAAGAGCAATTGATATTCCTCACGCTTCTTCCATTCACGCAAAGCAAGCCAGTACTGATAATCTGACCACAAGTAAGACTTCTTACCAGTTTCTGGGTCAGTCAATGCAATTGCCAATACGGTAGAGTAAGCATCTCCAGTAATATCGTAAGAAAGACGCATTGTCATTAAGTTGTTACGCATCTTAAATGGAGTCTGATAGTTCAGGATGTCTGCCTCATCTGAATACTCTTCGTAAGCAGAACCGATACGGCTTACCTGACGACCTGGGAGCAAGTATTCTACAGGAATGTAAGCACCTGCACCAGCGTCTGCAACGTAACACTCGTAAACCCATGCGCTGCCGTCCTGATAAGGAGTTCCAGATACACGAACTTGGAAACGATAGTTGTCGAATGAAAGAATAGCACCTGGGCCGAAGTATTTTTCTTCAAGACCGATGTAGATTGGTGAATTACCAATACCAGGAGTCATTGTGCTTGCGTCAGAAGCGGTTACAATCTTTCCATTATATTTAACAAAACGAATGTTAACAGCGTGGTCTTGGTCGATATTAACAGACCACTCATATTCGCGATTTTCAATAGTCATCGTTTTACCGAGACCACCAGTAATCATATCAATAGTAGTTGACACACCATCATCCTTTGTACCAAATACCAGAGACAAGATACCTGCAACTTCGTGAGGCTTTGTAAGCAAAGCGTTAGAAATCATGTTTTCGTCTACAAGGTCAGAGAAACGCTTTCCTCTGTACAATTGAAGACCATTAAGTAAAGTATTCATAATTATTTTATAATTTATTTATCTCAAAATAGACCACTCACCAACTCGGCAGCGTTCTTTTGTTTTTGCTGCGAATTATATGTAGTATGATTTTTAGCTGAGTGTCTAAGTATTTTTCTAAGTTTTTCAGCAGCGGACGTTTCACCGTTTTTAGCAGCACCTGAGATAAGAGTGTCGCCTTTCATAGTAAAGTATGCAGACTCAATTAAGTTCTTTGTTAAGTTCTTATTAAAGTCTTTTTGATACTGAGATACACCATCTTGGTCTACCTTAAAGATATAGTCATACAGAGCATTTCTATCCTCCTTTGGAATAGAAATACCACGAATACTATTAAGCCCATTTATTTCGCTTGATACGGTTTCAAAGAACTTTTTATTTTGTTCTTCTTGTTGCTTAGCGTATTCTTCTTGTTGTTTTTGACTTTCTTCCATCTCACGCTTTCTAATATCCTTTAATCGCTCAAGAGCGTCTTCAGATTCATCATAAAGCATGTCAGCATCCTCATATCTACTAATCTTGGCGTTAATCTGTTCATCCGAATAGCCATTGTGTTTCAACAGCTGTCTGATTACAGATTTTTGATTACCCTCGTCCTCAAGGTCTAAATTCTCAAACGATAGAGATTCTTGCTGTTTACCATAAAAGTCTTCAAACTTACCTCCATTCTTAACATATTCGTCAAGCTTAGCAATACGGTCATCTGCATATTGTGGAACAGAGTTCTACTCTACAACCTTTCCCAAATATTGTGTAAATTCATCAATGGTAACAGGCTTATCATCATCGTTAAAATCCGCCATATTCCAACCTAAAGATTCACCTACAGCGTCAAATAAGGCTGATACCTGTTGTGCCTCGGTTATTTCTTCATCAGAAGGCTTATTATCACCATCACCATCATTAGTGTCAGTGTTATCATTATCTGAATCATCATCACCTTCGTCTTTAGTGTTGTTTAAAATATGTTCTGGGATTTTACTATCGTCATTACCAACAGTAAAATCGTCTTTTTTTGTTACATCCTCAGAGTTTCCATCTTGGTTATCTGGAGTCTTGTTGTTGTCATCTACCTCAACAACACTATTCTGCATGCCCATATTTGTTACATCTGTCGTCTCTTCTTTTCCAGAGCCGTTTCCGTAAATTTGGTCTAGCATGTTATCAAGTGCTGATGGTTTTTCTTGTTTTTGTTTCGCCATAATTATTAATTAATAATTAAATATTATTTTCGCATAATTGCGTGTATTGATTTATCTATACCAGTTTAATGGTTTTTGTTTTGCAAGTTGAATAATGTAATTGTAATATGGATTATAATCTTTACCATTAGCAAATCCTGGCTATAATAAAGGTTGACCATTCATTATAGCATTCATAGTCTACTCTATTGGAGGTAGTGAAAACATCTTACTATTCGTAACATAGTTTTTATTAATAACCTCCTGTGGCTGAGCTATTGGCTAATCATATACATAAGGTTGTTGTACATTATTTACAACAGGTTTAATGTATGTTTGTTTAAACGGAGCTACCATATTATCCTACACAGCCTACTATACTGGAGTTTTATCTAAAACGTTTGGTACAACTGGAACAATATTCTTCTTAAACGGCTTTTGTGTTATATGGTAATGTCTACCAGTATACTTCTTAAGTGTCTTCATGTTTGCAAGATTACTTGAATAATGCTCATAGGAATCTTCATAGTAACCTTTATTTTTCAAGTGTCTTGCAAAGCTATAAACATCATCAGACTGTAAAGCTTTCTTATATCTTGAAGACATTGTGTTTAGATAAGCATTTACAAAGTCTCTATCATTCTTAAACACAGTATAATTACCATGTCCGTCATGACCATAACCTCCATAATTGTGGTTATTTCTTGCTACATCACTTGTTCCGTAAGAACTCTCCCAAGCAAGTTGACTCATGACATTTTCATAAGTATTCCTATTCGTATACCCTCTCTTTACAAGACCCTCAAACACTAAAGGTCCAAGCTAATCAGCAAACGCCTAAAACTAATTAGGACGCTTGCTTTTAGGTTGTTTAAGTTTGGTCATAACATTACTCTCCACTTACTTTGTTTTTAAGAGCTGTAGAGGCTTTTATCTTCTCTCTCTGTAGAGCAGCTTCATCCTTTTGCTTTTGTAATGCCATTTCGTGGTCCATACGCTTCTTTTCTAAGTCTATCTTAGCATCTTCAATCTCTTTCTTTTGACGAGCTTCATAACGCTTAGAATAAGCATCTTGGTCAATCTTTCTTTGTGCAGTAGCATTTTTAGCTATCTCCATTGGGTCTGGAATACCATTATCGTTAGCATCCTTATCCTCAGTACCACGATATGCACTAATTTCTGCAACAGCAATCTTAGTTTGGTTATCAGCATCAATCTTATATCTCTGAAGGTCCATCTTAGCCTCTTCAAGCATAAGCTCTTGCTGCTTAGACTCATTCTGCATTTGTTGTAATGCTTGTTGCTGTTGAGCTTCAGCTTCTTGTTGCTGCTGTTGTAACTGTTCTTGTCTGGTCTGCATATCCTTAAGTTTTTGCTTAAGTATATTAAAGTTGTCGTTTGTAAGAATTTCTGCAGCCTCTAATAAACTTGCGCCGTTTTGCATTGCAGGCTGTATCAATGATTGTAACTTTTGTATATTCTCCAAATCCTTAGATGCATCACTTACGAATACATCCATATCTTCATAATAAAACTTCTGTGATATATCTAAGAATGCTCGTTCACCATTATCAAATATAAACGATAACTTTTGTTTGCCAGTACTTTCCCAAGCTCCCTTAGCAGTATTGAGTAGCATATTTAAAACTCTTCTCTTACACTGGTTATGAACCCAGAATAAAGGCTCTGTAATATGTGATGATTGAATCACAGAACGCTCTACGTTTCCTACAAGTTCAGATGTACTAATAGAACCTTCTCTTTGAGATGTAATACCAGATATAGTACCAGCTAATATTTCAATCTTATCCATAAGCTGAATATATTCAGATATTACATTAGACATTGTCAAATCTACAGAAGATATTTGATTGAATGATGCTGGCTTACCACCCTCTCTTCCAGGTATATTAAACTCCGTCTCATATGGATTTATAAAGTTTACACCTACAGATGATAAGTAATGTAACCATCTGTCTGGCGTTATACCCATTGACTTAGGTATTTGGGTAATATCCATATTGATAATCTTACCCTTATCTCTCGCTATAGCTAATTCAAGTCTATACCATAATACAATATACATATATTGCAATGGCTTTAATATACTAACCAAAGAGCGTGGTACACTATTAGTATTACTATAAATACAGCCACAATATGGAAGTTTTTGAGAGTTTGGATTATCTATACTAACATGTTGATATTCCAATGGTTTAACGCCAAAGTATATATCAGAACCAGCTCTATAGCCTTCCCACACTTCTATAATCCAATCTGGTTCTATTGATATTTCAGTGCCAACCTTTTTGTATGTTTCATCGCAAATCGTTACCTGCGGCTCTCCAGATTCATCTAACACAGTTACATAGAATATCTTCTTAAAAGACTTCCAGCATACATGCCATACTTCTATATTATGCTTATTGCTAAAGTTTACACCATCTTTATCATATATACGAGTAGTTATATGATTAAAATCATCCTTTGGACCACCCTGTTTCATACCACCTACTGGTGTTCCACTGATATATTCATTTAGCTTATTTAAATCCTTCTCGTCTAACTTATCGTAATATCTATCATATATTTCTGTTATTGGCAATCGCATTTTGCGTACACACCAAGAACCGTCTTCTATAAACTCTAAGTCTGGACTTCTATCATAATCAAAATCCATAGGATTAACTCGTTCTGCATAAGGTTCTCCATTCTGTATTCCAACATAATAAACCTCTGTTCCGCTAATTAACCCATCTTTCCAACCTTTGATAAACTCATTTCCCAAAGATAGTTTTTCCTTAAGATACTCGAGAGTATGATATGCTGTATTTTCCACAACATCTTTATACTCTTTATCCATATATTTAGCTATAGCTTCTGGGGGCATAATCTCGCCACTCTGAAGCTATTGTTGAAATTGCTGCTGCTCTTCAGGACCCATCTTTGATTCTATAGAAGCCAACATGTATTGCATCAGCATATCTTTTTCTTTATCTTGCAATTCTGACACAGCTTCTTGAGATGTCCTTATAACTCTAAAATTAAACGGTCTCTTTGTCTCTTCTCCTATAAGAAGGTCTATTTTTGGTCGTATAATATTAAAGTCTTGTGGAGTGGCAGGAAAACCATCTTTTACTTTAAACGGATTAGTTATTCGCTCAAAGTCTTTTTCATCAAAGATACTATTATATAAATTATAATAAACCTACATCTCCTTATGCTATGTAGCTCTATTACCGCCACCAGAAGACACATCGCCTTCACCTATGATATAATCCACACATTCTTTTTGCCAATCTTTACCCTTTTTAGATAAAGGTAGCTTCTATTGTGGGAAAGCGGAATTATACATATTATCTCTATCTCTCATTGTTAAAATGTAAATACAGGTGTGTCGTCTTGTACTTCATCACTGTCCCACCACTACTGGCTAAACAATGGCATTTCAAAGAGTTCAACCTATTTGTTTTTTTCTTTACTTTCAGCTACCTTTACCTGATATAGCTCTTCTCTGTACAACATTGTCATACATAAAGCTATAACTCTATCGACGTTTTTAACACCGTCGTTTTCTATAAGCTCTTCTAATAAAGGTTCGCTGTATATTCTCTCTAAGTTAGGGCGTCCAGGCTCAAATTCATCCATTAGCCATTCTAATATAAGACCCTCTCCATATGCTCGTATGGATTTAGTCATATGACACCCCTTTCTTCTTTGTACTTTTGAATCTTTAAATATTTCAGATATTACCTTGTCTGGCTAATCTGCTAAAAGATAGTCGCAGTGTTTATTTGTAAAATATGGATATATACCTTTACGTTCATTCTCGAATAACAATCTTGCATTGTAGAACATCAAAAGTTTTCGCACATTCTCATAATACTCTTCAGCCGAATCTGGCCTACCAGAATACTCTGCGACAATAACATCATTCCAAGCTTCGCCAGCTTTAACGCGTTTAAATATAAACGTTGAACCTAAAGAGTTTGTAAACGATTCGTCATGGTCATCAGTTGTGTTATCGTATAGTTTTTTATCTATACTTCTATATGTCCCCATATAGCCCAGCATACATCATCACTATAAAAGTGTCGGGTGTTCGTGGATGGATTATATTTATTCACCATCTATGCGTTACACTGCCATACTGCCTTTCGCAATCAGTATGATTAGCACGGAATTGTCTGTTCTAGATGTTTCCCGTTTTTACCCGATTTTAGACCCGCTGACATTACGCGTACGGGTCGCAATTATGTGTCATTATATTTCTACACATAAATGTATGAGTATCGCATTCAAAATTATATACCACTCCCGTATACGTTCCTTCAGTTATACTCTATACGCCTATAATTATATTTCCGCCTACAAACTTCTAATCTATTTTAGATTTACTATTACTCTTATGTTGTTGTAATAATTTTATCTTTCTACTTAAAAATACAGGGTCTATTGCTATTGTTTTAGCATCGTCGCTTGCTATATTAATTCTATAAGACTCTTTTGAAATTCCACCAAATCTGTTTTGACATCGATTCTAATGTAAAACGATACTATTTTTTATTTCTAATGCGTATAATATATCCTATACATCTTCAAGTAATTCTAAATTTGAACTTGTATAATTTACACGAATTTTTCCGTTGTCTTTTACAACAGACCCATCTGAATCTAAATACCCCTATAAAAACCCAAGTTTAACTTCTGCAGAACCATGTTTTATCCATTCTGGAACACGTTTTGTAAAAGCTGAATTTCCAATATACTATAACTATTGCACAAGTTCTTTATAAGTGAATCTGCGACTTTGTTCTTTATTTTTATGTATATGCACGCATTTTCTATTAAACAATTCTAGAATTAACTTATCATAAAATAACGCTAATTCCGTTTCGCTTTTACCAATAGACATGTATATATCATAAGAGTTCTAATTTATATTATAGAATCCATCGCCAATGTACAGCCCATAAAAATATGCAAATTTTCTTGCCTATTCATCATGTTCAATCCATTTGTATTTTTCAATATCATTATTCCAATATATATTGGGAATAATAAGTTTGTTGTTAGTTGTTATATCTTTAGCTTTTACAAACTAACCAGATTTTGTTAATATTGGATGTTCAGATGTAAATGTTGTAGTACGAAAAGAACCATAAGGCTTTATTGTATATGTAGGCTCATTAAACTTTTCGTATATTTGAATGTTCTTAATATCAACAAATCTACCATCTTTGTTTATAAGTTTATCATCTAGCGTAACTTCTTCTACATTTACCAAGCCTCTTTGTGTGCACACCTTTTCTCCAGGAGTTAAACATCCGCCTATATATAACCCATATGGTGGGTCTTTCACAGGATATTCCCATATAACTACAGAACCATGAGGTTTATCATCTTTCTTTAAATGATATGTTGTTATATCACCAGACTTCTTTTCTTCAGCTTTAACACCACCATTTCCATCCCAAGTCAAATCAACAACATGCTTCATGTTTCTTAACTTTTCATTGGTTCTGATACGTGTTAGTTGATTCATTAACAATTTTCTTGGGAATATATTTTTACCCAACTCCAATACAGCTTCCTGCGGTTTTAATGGACGTTCTGATATAAATCTATCTATAGATGTTTGTGAAGCACCTCCATCTTTTACTTTATTTCTCTAGGATATAAGTTCTTCTATAGCTTTCTCTTTAAGGCTATTTCCATCTTTATCCATAAACCTCTACTGTCCATTTTCGTCAGTAGATTCCATATTAGACCATGCTGGAACAAAAAATCCACATTTTGTATCACCTTGACCATCATCCCATATATTAGGAAATGATAAGCAGTTAAACGCTTCTGGATGGTAGAATAAGTTTTTAAGACCGTCGAAGCTAGAACCTTCCGAACCTCCTGTACCAAACGCTATCATTAAACCGAATGCTACACCATCGTCAGTTTCTACAGCAGGTTGTTCAACTCGCCATGCCGTTTCTAAGTTTGGGAACTTACCACCCTCTTCAAATAACACTAACTTACCACGAGTACCACGAAGTCTTTCAGGGTCGTTCTTAAGAGTTATTCCAGTTATGCTTGAAAGATAACCTTGTTCTGTTTGTTTGCCAAACTCATCAGTTATCTTAAAACCAGACACTCTTTCCATACGAGTGCTAGTTAATCTCTATTTAGACCATGCTGTATGTTTATCAACAAAGTCCATTATCTGCCAAGCTTTAGTAAGAATACCATCTCCAATCAAGAACTTCTATTCTGAGGCTACAGCGAAGTTTTTAGAGCCAGGTATCAACTCATAGTTTCTAACAAGCATTGATGCGCCTTTGAACGAATATCCTCTTTGACGACATTTAAGATTTACCATATGTTTACCAACATTCTCAGCTTCATCAATTGCATTGAAGTAATAGTAATCATAATCCCAGAATCTCGGAAATCCAAATATACGCTCACGTCTCGTTCTCTTATCTCCAAACCTGTCTGTATATTCAACTTCCTACAACTTCATAATTGGACTATAGTTCAAGTAGAAGTAATTATATCCACTTATAGAATCACCATCTGGTGCTGTATATCCGTATAGACATCTATTAGTTTCTTCGTCCCAATACTTAGCATAGTCAGTTGTTCCTTTTGGTGCTAATGTGTAACATCCATGTTCTTGAAAGAATATGGCAGCTTGTCTAAATTTATCACTATTGAGTATCTTCTTATTAAAGTCAACCATAATTATTTAGCAATTTCGTACATGCCTATAACACCACCACCTTTAATCTTTCCAGATTCAAGTTGTTCGGCTTTTGCTTGCTTCATCGCTATATCCAACGACTTAACAACGCCGCTAACGTCTTTAAGTATTCGTGTTATCTTTAAGGCTGTATCTATATCCATATTACCTTCTGAATACTAATTCAGAGTTTCTATCAAACCTTCCGCAGCTGACTAAGATGACTGTAACAATCTAGTCCCAGGAGTCTGTTGAAACTCCTAGAATCTTTTTGCTAATATCTTCATTTCTGCGGTTGGTATATATTTATCATTATTGAATACATCTTTACCGACAATAGAAGACCTTTCCTTCTCTGGGTATGCTTCGTATGGGCTATTCCATTTATAAAGCCATATTATGTATTCAATTTCCTTCAGCGCCTAAGATTTATCCTCCGCACTATTATAGTGTTGTTTAAATGGAGGTATTGCTAAATCTTGTGTGCTAAGTTTTATTTTACCACCTTGTATATCAAACATTACTTTCTAATAGTTTTTGTCCAATATGAACATCATTACAAAGCGCAGATGTTATATACGGGCTCATGTTTTTAACATCCTAAATATTTGTACTCTAATCAAAATCATTAACCTACAATTCAAAGTGCTTTCTAAATAACATAGTAGCCACTTTTGTTGACAGGTCTTTAACATTGTCAAAACTACAAGAGAAGAACGAAATTTCTGGCACGCTGTTTACAAGATTTGCACCTCTTGCAATATTTATTTCATCCATCATCTATACTGTAAGTTCGTCAATCATACCAACTTGGTCGAGTTTTGTTGTATAAATAAGTCCAACTTTTGCTAAAGCATCTACAGATATTACCTAAATTAAAGCTTTATAATCTTTTGATAATATAGAATACCTTTTGCTTAATCCGCATATATTTAAAGTTTCAACAAACTTATGTACATATGGTCTATTGTTGTACGGGTCGCCATCCTTTACATACTTATTTTTAGCATAATAGTTATTAATTATAAAATATACATGCATGCCATAATATCGTATAAGTTTACAAGCATCTTCAAGTTTTATAAAATTATTATTACTATTATCTATTTCTGCAAATGTTAATTCAATAGGTGTTTTATTTTCTGAACCATTGTTAAACTACTCTTGATTACTTACAATCCATATATTATCTTTAGTAAATGTTACTTTCAAAACAATATTTTTCCAACCTTTCTTAAATGCATCTTTAATAACATCTTCTATTTTTGTATTAGAGTTTATAGATGGTTTAGAATTTATACATTTAAGTACATTATCAGCAGCTTCAAATGACGTGGTAGATGGTGTAGTAGAATTAGTGCTTAAATCATTTATAACATCCTATATTGATTTCACAGAAGCATCTTCTACATTTGAACCGTTATATCCGCCAATTCCATTTATATATAGTTTATCTTTATACGTCTAATCGGTCTGTTTAAATAATGCTATCTCTAATGCATTTCTTCTAACATCTACATCACTACCACTTCCTACAGAGAACATTGTTTGTATATCTCCATTTGCTGTGCTTGTAGATTTGTTAAATACTCCACAAGCTAACTCTCCGTCGTTTGTAGCACTATTATATCTACCAAATATAGCTAAGTTTGAAGAATATTTCCCATCTGGTCTTTGCAATCCAATCAACCCGCTACCAACAAATATAGAATTATTATTTCCAATATTGTGTAAATTTTCACCAAATAAAATAGAACTCTTAGAATAATTTATTACAGAATAGCAAAGTACTCTGTCATAATCTTTAAGTTTATTTAAATATACGTTATTAAACTCTACAGTATTGTCGTCTATTCTTGTATAACTATCTGCACTTCTAGAAATAAAATTTGTATCGGATAGTTTTTTCAAGATATATTCATCATTCTATTTTAAAAACGCATATTTATCGGTTATAAGTAGACTTTTTTGTTTAATAATCCTATTTAAGTTTTTATTAATATTAGATTTTAATCTTAACTTCGGACCGTCGTTGTGTTTTATAACGTCTGCAATAAAATATCTACTTGATATAATAGAACCATCACCTCCTGATATTGCTCCAGAATTTAGAACAATATTGTAATAACCGTTAGAATTATTAACTTTACCAGAATTTATATTACCAGACCCAAGCTGCTCATTTTGAAATTCAGACAATCTACCAAAATTATCAAGCATATTTATATTTGTATACGGTTCATCGCTAACATTATTTATATCTAAATTTCTATAATTATTGCTAAATTTATCAAAAGTACGACTAAATTTATTTACATTTATTACCTTTTCTAATTCTGATTGTTCTTGTGTACCAGGAGTACCGCCACCGCTACCAACTAGTTGTTTTGTAGCATTCGCATCCAACACATAACCTTTCGGATAACCGTTATTAGAAGAGCCTATGATAACATTTAAATGCTAAGTACCACTTAAGCCTCCACCTGTTAATACAGAATTAGTTAATTTTGCTTTATTCATATCTATGTGTTATTTATATTAATTAAAAAATACTGTCTATTTCAGAATTTGACAAAGCTTCAGTGTTATTACCAACGCCATGCATATCAGTACCGTCGAATAAGAATATAGAACCATCTTTTTCATTATAATAGAATATATCTTGATATGGCTTTACTGCACCAGCAGATTCTTCTCCGTAGAGATGACCAGCACTCCATGTTTGATAGTATTTAGTCTGACCAAAATCATCAACGATTTTATATAACAAAATTTTACTTGAACTGTCATATACTATAGTACCATTAGTATCATTCGTAGATGAACCTTCAATACTTACACCATTAACAATTCCACCAAATGGAATCATAATGTTTCTTTTAGTTAATATCTTGGTTTTTTCATCTAAACATATTTCCCACGGAGACCACTTGTTAAGCTGGTCTGCTGGGTAGTTTTTAATCTTATATCTACGAACCCACCTGTAAGGACATTCTCGCATAACATAACCACCATCCACACGTCCTAAGTCTAAAGACGTTGTAGCTATTTGTGTTATATTTGTCATGAGAACATCTGTAAACTCTTCAAGGTATCCAACATGAACTGGATTTAATTCACCATTTTTAGTAGTAATCAAATCGTATCTTGTAACAGTTCTTTCACCACTAAGATTCTTTTTTCGTTCAGATATATTATAAATTGGGTCGTTTAAGTTTTTTATGTCTATAACTTGAGTAAGTCTGGTTTCGTTTGCATATATTTTCCCAAGAGCTTGATTTAATGTATCGATTGTTGATATATCTTCAAGCTTATTATTAATAGGATATGACCCTTGAAATCCTGTGAGGGCTGTTACTATATCTGTAGCGTGTTCTGCCGGCTTGTATGTCTCTGGTTTATTTTTAACACCAGACCATTCTACACTATCAGCAATCTCAGCAGTTGCAGCTGTACCGGCTACATAAGCCTCATATCCAGCCATTGAGTTAAGGTTATTGTCATCCTTAACAAAAAACATTCTACCGCCATCTGTTACCTTTACAGTATCACCATTCTGTATCTGGTCTTTTGTTAATGCAAACATAGCTGCCTGATTAGCAACTACAACACATCTTTCCATAGCTGCCTTTGGTATGTTTGCAAGAGGCACTGTTTCTGAACCCCATTGAATCCCAGATGATTGTATTTGATTTGCAACGTTTGCTCTACCGACTACTACTGCACCAGATTTTAACTTATCATTGTAATGCTTAAGACCATTAAGGTCTAAAAATTTCTTCTGTTCCATTTTCTTTATTAAACTAATTTACACATATCAACAAATGCATTCTTACCTATACGCTTTCCGTTATAAAACTACGTTCCATATCCATATAATGTAATCATATATGTAGAGTTGGCTTGCATCTGACTAACTCCGCTTACATTAAGATAATTACCTATACCTAAATTAACTGTATTAGAACCAGTTCTAATCATAAATTTGAACTCTTTAACAGAATTGTTATCATTAACATTAGATAGTTTAAGATTAATCCACCAAGTCTGTCCTGCAGGATATGAGAATGCTGAATTGTCTAATATATAAAATACATTATCGGTTACATCGCTTATATAATTTTGATTAGTAACAACCTGCTGCCTTGGCAGTAATTTTGACTTAATATTTTCTAAGAAGCGATTTAACCCATTTAAAGTTACTACTTTCATACCATATTATTATAAGTTATTAATTTAATATAGCATCAATCTCATTCTCTTGTATTCTAACTATACTATCGAAAACTTTAGTGTAGTCATCTGAGAGTTTCATTAGGTGGTTATCACACCAAGCGTATATATCGCCATTAGACTCATCATAGTATATTTTTCCAACTACTGGCGTTACGCCAAAATCTGATGTTGTACCATAATTTGAACCGCCAGTAAAAGAACCGCAATATCCACCATTATCATTATCAACGAAAACCATTCTAACATCGTCATACATTATGCTATCACCGGAACCCGACATCATTATTACATCAACATCATGTACGACTCTTTTAAATGGTAATATCTTAGGCTTACTTATTTCCTGTATATCTTTAAATGATAATATCTTAAGCCAAAAATATGTTGATGTTTCCTTACTCGGTGTACTATTATAATATACATATCTTTCCAAGCTATTAGAATCTACAAATGTTATAATTCTACATTTATCGTTATTCTAATCTTTATACATTTTTGATACAGCATCTTCAAGATTTGTATATTCCCCGTTTGGAGAAGCATCATATACCTATGGAGTAGGTGTTGTTGGTTGTAATGAAGAACCTAAATTCAATATTGTTTTTTTGATTGAGTTTGCATCAAGTATATCTCCCTCTTCAAAATGCTACGAACGAACATCATCATTGTTTGCAAGCATTATAACTTTTGGAGTTCTTGGTAAGAATATATTTTCAACCAATCTCGAACCAAAAAGTTTAGATTTTTTCATGTGCTATAATTTATATTAATTATACAAACATAGGGCTTATATATACAATATAATCCCGTTATTGTCATAAACAGCTAAAGGGAACTACACTTATTGTGTAATCCCCTCAACTTAGAAGCATTGCTTTTCTATAATTATAACGCCGCTTCCCGTAGCAACATCACGCGTTATGCGGCTACCTCAGACCCCTCATTTGAGTCCGCCGCTACCGTAGTAGCATCTACTTGATTCTTCTCAACGTCTTGTGATTCCTCTGCAGATGCATCAGGCGCGCTCAATTTCTTATCGCTGGAACCAAAACCATTCTCACCACGTTCACTTTCGCTCAATTCCGCTGCCTCTGTTACAGTTGTTTCTGGAATTGGCATGATAATCAATTGTGCAAACTTTTCACCTACACCGTACATGGCTGGACGAGCATCTGTTGTAACATGCATCTTAGCCATTATTTCACCTCTATAGCCAGAGTCGATTACTCCAACCGAGTTAGTTAAAAACATAGATTTGTTTGCAATTGATGAACGAGGGAACAGTAACCCAACATGACCTTCTGGTATCTCTACAGCTAAGCCAGTATGGTAAACAACTACAGTTTGTCCGCATTCATTAGATTCTAATGAAATGCCAACAGTTGTTAAATCAAGTCCTGCGTCGCTCTTATGCGCGCGTATAGGCAATACAGCCTTTTCATCTAATCTCTTAAATTTAAGTTCCATTCGTATTAGTTTAATTAATAAACATTTAATTAACCCATCTTACAGCATGGGAAATCTGTTATGGTCGCCGCACTAGGACTCGAACCCAGACTGACGTGGGGTTAGAGCCCACCGCGCTACCATTACGCCATACGGCAAAAGTGTGTAGATTTTATAGATGCTACACTATCTTTATATTTATAAATTAAATTCTATCACATTGATTGTGTAATTATGTGTATTAAAATTATGAAATGTAGTTGCGGAGGATGGAATCGAACCACCGACCTCCAGATTATGAGTCTGGCAAACTACCTCTGTTCTACTCCGCGATATTCCTCTTTGATAGAGGTATTTAATATGTATTATAAAAATTTTATGTTAGACTGGGTTGCCCCCAACTATCTCTGTTTACAGTACAGAGGAACTGTGTTTATTAAAATACACCGTTTGAACAATCATTACATGAACAATCGCTAAGATTGCAATTAGAAGCTTCTTTTTCAGCAATCTCTCTTTCATGCTTTTCTTTTCTATCCAAAAGATATTGTCTTATTATGTCATCGTTTGAAACAGATACAATGGTCTTTTCTCCAATTCTGAATGAAAATACAACATCGCCTTTTTTTACATTGTATACAGTGTCGTCATCATGTGTTGTTATTGTCATATCATCATCTGCAACGAACATTCTGTTTACAGATGGATATATTGAGAAAATTGAGTTTGAAAATAATTTACCATCTTTCTCAGATACTTCAACAAAGTCTCTCCAGTTTGAAAATATTACATTCTTCATAATTACTTACGTCTGAATATGTTAAAAAACTTTTTAAACAGAGAACTTCTTTTCACAACAGCTCTTTCGCCGTCAGCTTTAATATAATCTCCATCATTTAGTTCTACTGCATCTGTGTAGCAGATTTCAAATCCATTATCGTCAAAGCGAACGGTATTGCCTCTATCGAAGATAAACTTCATTAAGTCAAATATTACATCACGTTCAACAATATCACAGTATTCTGCAAACAAATGCTTTGTTACAGGTATGTTATTATTAATATAACCTTCAACAATTGCAACAACAGCGTCATCATATGATTCAAGTTTTGTCATATCAATGACAAGTTCTTTCTTATTTTTCTTTACACTCTTCATTTTATTGTATATTTTAAAGTTTTATCTTCTTTATATCTTTTCTTAAGCTTAAATTTAAAAAGACCGTTAAAAAGTATATCTTGAGTATTATCTTCACTCTTCATAACTTCTACTGTTTGTAGAAATACATGATTACATACTTTCTTTACAACATCTTTATCGTATCCAGTCTCTTTAGAAATCTATTTAACTATAGTGTCTATGTTTATCATTTACACTTAGCCATAATATCGTAGTAATAAATAAGTTTGCTGCTTTTAAGTAAATCAAAACGCCTACCACTAATATTCTTCATAAGTATAACGTCGCCAACATTTATATCATATGGACGGTCTTTCATTCTCATGTATGACATTGGTAGTTTAATTACTACAGCTCTACGAAAATCAGATTCAACTTCTTTAACCTCAGTTTCTACTTTATCAAAATCTACTGCAGAAACACCGTTTTTATCTTTCGTGGCAGTATTATTTGAAACTGGTTTACTAAATTCTTTCTTGACCATAATTGGGTCCAGCAACTTCACTAAAAATGTATCAGTAAATTCATATTGAATCTTCTCGGCTATACTTTCTGCAAGTTGCGACTGGTCTATGATTGTGTTTTCCTTTTCCATTACTTCTTTAAGGTTTTGAGATGGTTTAGAACTTTTATCAAGTTTTTAAGAACTGTTCTCTTTTCAACTTTAAGACAAGCTGGCTTTTCTGCAAACTCTTCATCAAGATTAGATAACTCTTTACTGTATGTATCAATAAGAACATCTATCTCTGTAAAAATATTCTTGAACTCTACGGCAGCTTTCTTTTCGAGAACTTCTTCAAGATAACCTTCATTTATAAGTTCATTTGCATATTCTGCATCAATCTTAAATGAAGCATCAAACTTGAAATGTGATTCTTTGTCATCATAACCTCTTGACACTGCATGTTCGTAAAATTTCTTATCTTCTGATAAAGTTAAAATATCACCAACTTCTAAATTGAAGAATGGAGTTTTTACTCTTAATTTGTTTATCATGTGTTTTTCTTTTATTGAAATTTGACCCCATAACGTAAGAATGTTAAAACTGGTTGCAAAATATTAAAAACTTTTTGAATTTGCAACTTTTGGACATAAAATCCCGTTAAGGGGATAATAGGGGTTAATAATAATTAAGACTATATAGCTAGTAGATATAATATAATCTCTATATAATATATAATATATATACCATATGATACAAATAATAGATAATACATATACAAATCATCTGGTGGTGCTATAGGTTCTGATTCATACTGGAGTTATATCGGTGATATGTATGGCGTTAAATCTAATCACTATTGGTACGGAGTTAGAACACCTAATGGTAATTACGAAATATCAAAAGATGATTTTGAAGAGGGTTGTAAACACGTATTAAAAGCAAATAAAACACTTAACAGAAAACCTTATAAGTATATGAACTTACTGGCAAGAAATTATATGCAGGTAAAAAACTCAGATGCTATATTTGCTATAGGAAGTATAAGCAATGGTAAAGTTAAAGGTGGTACTGGATGGGCTGTACAAATGGCAATAGATGATAATAAAATAGTATATGTTTATGACCAATTTAGAAAACAGTGGTTTATAAACAAAGATAACAAATGGGATTATTATAACGAAACTCCAAGTTTAACTAAAAACTTTGCAGGTATAGGTACTAGAAATTTAAATGAAGACGGAAGGCTAGCTATAACTTCAGTATACAAACAAACTTTTAATAATATATAATATAATAATATATATGAATAATATAGATATATACCCAACTATATACGATATAGATTTAGCTGTATGTACTACTAAATGTAGTAATAATGACATAAAGAAGAACTTTATAACAATATCTAAAGAAGAATTAACCGACAAAGATTTAGATAGTGATTGTAGAGGATATACTTTTAGACTACTATCTCGTAAAGATAATAAAATTACTATACTTGTTAGAATATTTCGTTCAGAGGGTAAGACTAAGAAAGAAAAAGATATTGATTTACTTAACACTATAGTTCATGAAGCTACACATGTATTACTTGATACTCATAGTAAGATTGGTGATAATATATATTTAGATTATCAAGAACCAGCAGCGTATTATATGGGCTGGATTGTAAGTAATATCTATAAGACGTACTTTAAAACAAACAAAGCATAATGAATAACGCAGAGATTAGTGCAATATTATACTATGCAGATTATCTATCACTAAAGGCTACAAGTAAACCAGTAACTGATAATTGTAAGTATTTCTTTATACATGATACTCCAATAAATGCGTCGTTTGTAGTAAACTTACATCCATTCTATGATAAGTCGAATCAGTTCTATATAAAGGCTTATGAAGAATATAATCAACTTAAGAATAAATTTGGTGATAGTGGAGTGATGTCCTTTATAGAGAACATATCAGAATTGAAGTTTTGTGGTGTAGTTAATGCTAAACAGATGCTAAAGTGTATACATAGATACAGCACTACGATAGATAGAAAGAAAGCATTTTCAAGATATTACAGATGGCACGATAATTAGAAATACATACAATTTGTGTTGGATGAAGACGGATTAGAAAAAGAACAAGAGTGCTCAAGATACATAGCTCACATTGAAAGAAGCCGCGGTAAACGAATAGTTTATAGAAGCAATGAATCTGATTGATAAAGAGCAAAAATACAGATTTAAAAACAAATGTTATCCAAATGATGAGTGATATAGATATTTTAAGAGTGTAGTAAAGGATTTAATTTTATCTTAATAAAAATGGGGAAAATAAGTAAACACAGTAATCTTTATAGTAGACATGTAGAGTTGTTGAAAAAAGTCAACCGTGATGGTATTTTAGAAGAATATACACTAAAAGAAGTTCAAGATTTAGTTGATAAACTTGGTACAGAGAAAGATAAAAACGGTAATATAAAAGACCAGTTTGGGTTTAATAATGCATCTTATGTACTTATGCATATGTATAATGACCCTAAGTATGATAAAGAAAAGAAGAACTTTATAAAGGAATTAAATGACAGATTACGTACTAACAAAGAAGAAGTTGGAAGAGTTCTTGAGGAAACAGCTAAAGATGTGGCAGAATCAGAAGCCTTAGAAACAAATAATAACACTAAGCTCAAGCGTATACAAGATACTGGAGGAGATGGGCTTTATAAAGAACTCAATAATGAAAATCTAAATACTACTCAGAATACGGAGGTAAAAGATGAAAAAGAACATTAACGAACCATATTACCTAGTATTCACAGACGGTGTTAGCGTAGAGTACAATCCAAGAGTTATAGATGACTCATACATGTTTCCTTGTACGATAGAAGAAGCTCAATAGGTAGTTAAGTTAAGAGGTGAGCAATACGTGATATATAAACAAGCAAAAGAGCGTTATGAAACTAATAAAAAACAAAGTAGAAAAACTAGAGCAAAAACATGACCTTTTAGGTGTTTACGAGCAGATAGAGATTGCTGGTCGTACAGCATATAAGTCATTAGACAAGATAGAGTATGATGAGAATGGCAGGTCTAAAACAGCTAAAGCTTTCGTAGATAAAATGATTAAATTAGGTCATGGTTCTCCACTTGAACACGGGACAATATATTTAAGAATACCATGCGACAGTGATTCTAAATATTTCTATTTTAGAAACAAATATTCTGTATGTAAATATTATCTAGACAGTGATGATACATTTATAACTACAAACTATAGAGTTATTGTTGAAAATAATCTATTTGACGACCTAAAGTATATATGCGAACCAACTGAGTATCATGAACTTAGATATACATTTAGACTTACATGTGCCAGAGTTCAAGCTGATTCTTTTGTAAGACATAGGGTATTCTCATTCTTGATGGAGTCTACAAGATATTGTAACTACAACGATGGTAAATTTGGTAATGAGATAACAATAGTAAAACCTACTAAGTGGGAAGATTATGAAAAATCACTATTAATGTTCGTAACGTCTTGGGAAAGTGCGGAACGCGTATATATGAATCTAATTAAGACTGGTGTAAAACCAGAAGATGCTAGAGATGTTCTCCCATTACAGCTTAAAACTGAGTTGATTATGACTGGTACAACAAGTCAATGGAATAAGTTCTTTAAACTAAGAATATCTGAGCATGCACACCCAGATGCTAAATATGTAGCAGAGAAAATAAAAGAACAACTATGAACAAATTATTTAAAACTATAAAGTATGTTTTTACAAAGAATTGGCATACGTCTTATACAAGATATGTTAATAAGATTAACATAGTAAATAGTACTATAGTTAATCGAGTTTCATTAGCTAATATTAATAGTTGTAAACATGTGTTTAGTATAATTCCTGAAAAGAATGCTATACTTATAAACTGCAAAACTCATAACAACATCTCAAACTGGATAATTTTAAGCTTAATACACTTGTGTATATATTCAAAAGAAGAATTAGCTGATTGTATCGATAAAGAATTGAAAGTTTTGGCTAAATAGGTAGATTGTAGCTATAATTATTACAAATTAGACAAGATACACTCGGAAACTAGAAGGTAATTTAAACAAACAGTATAATTTTAAATTAATTAAATAATATAAGATAATATGATTACATTTGATTTTAAATCGATTATAAAGATGACTGATAGACAGTCGGAGGTTTTACAAGAAATACTTGATGGCGGAGGTTTTAAAACATGGTGTGTATTTGGGCGCCTTTTAACTATTGTCGCTGCAGTATTCTTGTTTAAATTAACAGCATTAAATACAAATGCAAGTACTACAGAAATTATATCTGGCTCTTTATTGAGTGCGCACTTGATGTTTGGGAACTTAAACATAGCGATATTTACACTTTTAAAATATAGATTGGCTCATGGTAAAGATGCATTTAAAAAGGCAAAAGAGTTTGTAGAATTATCTAAAAACAATAAAAAGTAATCTTGTGTAAATGTAGGAAGATTATAAAAACTATTTTTATTCTAAAATTAAAAAGTAGATTTAGACTGCACATAAATACTTGAATGATTACTACAAGTAGCACGGCTTGTATACAGAGTTGTGTGCAGATGGAGGTTGGTTGAGTATACAATGTAGCTACAGAGGATAGTTTTATAAAGTTTAGGTATATCCAATATAGTCTGTTGTTGGAATTGATGATAAAGCTCTAATAGATGAGTTAAATAGCAAAATTAAAATAGTTGCTGATATATATAATTTATTAAAAACCCGAGGTGATTAAGTTCATTTCGGGTATTTTTATGCCATGAAGGGAGAACCTTTTTCTTTCTTTATATATTTCTTTCTTTTTGGAGAGGGATGTAGACAGTTGATATACTAGTATAGATATATAAGTTATATATAGTTTATATATTCTCTTAATGTACCCTAATCTCTTTTATTCTTGCTACTTCTTTTTTCTCTATTGGAGAGCATTTTGCATATACAATAAAGCCGAACCAGAATAACACACTTTTCTAATAGATATACAATAAATCCCGCATAACGCATTTTAAGCCCTTCTAAGACGTTATAATCATATCTATGGATAACTTATCCACTCAATCAATTATAAGCCGTTACAGAGCAATTAAATAGTGTTATATGAGACATACTTAAAAGCCGTATAAAACATCAGTAATCACAACAAACTTATTTTAAGCTCGTCTAAGCCTATATAATCAGTTTTGGCATATAAATACACACAAGTGTAGAGAAGTCCTCTTAAAACGCAAGGAAATGGCCTTAAATCGAATGTTGTGTATATGGGAGGATAAAAATTTTTTTATTTTTTATCTTTCTGCGTGTTATGCATATAAAAACTCGAAACACAAACTGCATTGTATATACAGAAATCTGGATTGTATGTACAAAAACTCGAAACAGCAATAAATCAGACCCCTATATCATCTATTGGTAGGAAAGACCCCCTGCCCTTTTGTGTGCATGGTGCGCATGAATGTATGGCATTATGTGTTATGAATGTAAATGTAAATATCAAAAAGTCTCAAAGGTTCAGCAAAAAAGAACCTTATGTTATTGTTAGAATGCAACGTAACAACAACCCGTTATTAGGAGCTATGTTTGGCTTCAATAACTCGTATGTTGCAACTTTTAATTTGTCTTTAACTGTTCCACAAAAGGAATGGGAAGCAGAGGACGCAGACATTAACGAGTTTTACAAACGTTTTAAAGAGCTTGTAGACGAAAACATAGATAACTTTAAATTCTATGATTTCCCTATAGAAGAATTGTCTGACGGATTATGCAAAAGTGTACTCATTAATGATACAAAGCAGATAATGAGTACAAGACGCGTTTTGTCTTTGACTGATGAGGCTTCAAGTTTTGCAGTA